ACTCAACGAGGCCGGTTCTAACAACCCAACCAATAAACCTATCCATCGGAGGATAACACCATGGCATTTCCCGCCCCCGCAGGAGGTGCGGTTACCGGAGCCGGTCTTCAGAGCATTACTACGACCGGTTATTCCAGTGACGCAACTCTTTCACCAGCAATTCAGCAGATCTGGTCAAAGGAAATTCTTTTCCAGGCCATGCCCGTACTACGGTTCGAGCAGTTTGCTGTAAAGAAGACCGAGCTTGGCGTTATGCCAGGTCTCACCATCAACTTCATGCGTTACACCAACCTCGCCGTAAACGAGAGCACCGGTGCAACACTCACCGAAGGTGTGCGTATGGAGCCAGTAGCCCTGTCAGCTAGCCAGATTCAGATCACCGTGACTGAGCATGGTCAGGCCGTTGCCGTTACCGAACTGTTGCTTAATGCTTCATTCGACGACGTTATGGCCTCCGCCTCACGTCTCCTTGGTCGTCACATGGCCCAGAGCATGGACATCCAGGCTCGTAACACCCTGTACGCCAACGGCGTTCCCTTCGGTGGCGGCTCTGCCGTTGCTCCAAGCGTTGTCTTCGGTCGTAACCCCGCGACAACCCGTGGCGCAATCAGCCCATACGATGCGGGTACTGTCGGCACAGCCAGCGCCCCTGGCTACCTCAGTCCAGCCTCCATCAAGGACGCTGTCGAGGTCCTCGCCGGTCAGAACATCCCCCGTCTTGGCGACACCTACGTGTGCTTCGTGCACCCATCACAGGCCCGTAGCCTCCGCGACTGGCCAGAGTTCATCGAAGTCACCAAGTACGCCGCCCCCGGCAACTTCATGCTTGGTGAAATCGGGCGTCTCTACGACGTGGTGTTCATTGAGACCACCCAGGTCAAGAAGGGTCTTTCCCTTCCCGCTGACCTCGATCCAGTGGCCGGTGGCGCACAGGCTCCCGACGCTGAGTCCTACAGCGCCATCATGATCGGTGACAACGCCTTTGGTCATGCCATCGCACTCCCAGTTGAACTCCGCGACGGTGGCGTCATCGACTTCGGTCGTGAGCACGGTCTCGCTTGGTACGCCATCTGGGGCTTCGGTGTCATCACTCACGAGTCACGAGTCATCCTGAATACACTTGGAGGGGCGATCTCCTGATCGAACTTCATAGTTACTGCGAAGAAGGGGGCCAGTTGGCCCCCTTCTTCCATGTTATTCTAAAGGCATGTCAGACGAGATCACCAAGAAATGTCCCAACTGTGAGACTGAAAAACCACTAACTGAGTATCACAAAAGTAAGTCTTCAAAAAGTAAATTAAAAATACAACCATACTGCAAGTCATGCGGGATAATAAAACAACGAAACTGGATTAACAACAACCCAGATCTATACAACGCTCAAAAGCTACGCCAGAGACTTAAGCGGTTTAATTTAACAGTAGATCAATACGACGATTTACTTGCAAAACAAAATGGTGAGTGTGCTGTTTGTGGTACTGTATTAAGCAGTCTGCCTACAAGTCGTCTATCAGTAGACCACGACCATGCATGTTGTTCGGGTCCTACATCTTGCGGAAACTGCGTACGGGGCCTACTCTGTACTAACTGCAATTCTGGATTAGGACATTTTAAAGATAATCCAAACCTACTACTATCAGCCATAAGATACCTCGGTGGTGCCATTTCCTGAGCCACAGAGGCCGGATGATGTAGTATGGTGGGGGTGGGTAACCACCCCCACCATCTTCATTTATGTACCCAATAGGAGCTAAAATGGTTCGGAAAACAAATCCAGAGTTCGTTGAAGTAGAAGAAGACATTGTGGTTTACGGAGAACCAGTTGTCGAAGAGCCGGTAATCGCAATGGCTGCCGACGCAAATCTCGTAAACGCCCGTGTTAAGGGAACCTGGAAGATGTTCTGGGGCCGTACTGCTTACAACTTTGAAGATGGTAAGCGCTACAAGCTCCCCAAGGACCTCTTCAACTACCTGCGGGCGTCAGGAAACATCTACGACACCCTCTGAGGTAGCAAATGCCTTACATTATTCCTAACGCGATCGATACCACGTCGGGTAACAAGTACTCAGCGTTAGACCAGGCCGAGCCAGACTCAATTGACTTTGAGGTTCTTGGTAACAGTAATACCGGGGTTATTAGTGGGTGTGAAGTAACACCAACTACAGTGCAGGGCACCGCAGTAGCAGTAGCCGGTGGTGTGGTTGTAATTAACGGCACCGTCTACGCAGTAGAGCCGAACAGTTACCTACCCCTTCCCTCACCCCCAAGTACCCTACGTTTTGACCTAATTGTTGCGCGTGTTTCTGGGTCAACGGCATCCGTAGTGTGCCTGTTTGGTAGTGAGTCAGCAACTAACCCGGCTTTCCCCAAGTCCAAGAGCCGCATTGTTTCTACAGCGGGTTTGAACGTACTCAGCTACTTCAACCCCGACACAGATGTGGTTCTAGCTAGCATCTACCGTTTTGCCAGTAACAGTATTACATCGGCAGAAATCGTCGACAAACGTAAGAATATTCAAACACCTATACCTTTTCGTGGACCTGTTGCCCCACAACCAAGCGTTGGTTCCGTAGGTGACTTCTACTTACAAACCGGATCTCTAGGTGTTGGTTCATCCGGAGTTTACGTAAAGCGCACCAGTGACCAGTGGGTAGAGCTAGCCAACATCCAGGCTGACCCAGGTGTGCCTGTAGGTACGGTAATTACTTGGCTTGTTGCGGGTAGCTCACCAAATCCGGCAGTGTGGATGGAGTGCGACGGAAGGTTTGAAGACCCGGTAACAAAGCCACTTTTGTTTAATGTCTTAAACTACTCCTTTGGCCAAGAGTCGGGTACAACCAGATTTAAAGTACCAGACCTTCGCGGTATGTATCTTGCCGGGCTGCCATCCACTGGAGGTTCGCTTGCATCACCAGTAGGAAACGTAGGGTCTCAAGTAACCCTGACTGAAGGTAACTTGCCGCGGCACCGCCATACCATGGACCACGGTCACAACGCGGTGGACAGCGGGTTGGGCGGAGAGCACCTACATGACTACCGCCGCAACACGTTTAGCTCCTTTAGGGCGGTATCTGAACCGGGTGACCCAAACGTTCAAAGCAATATTAATGGGACAGCAAAAACTGAAAAAGCCCCAGACCACCGCCATAGCGTGGCTATCCCCCCTAGTTCAAACTTGTTTACTGGTTACGCAGGACAAGAGTCCCCGACCCCAATTGACCTCCGTCCAGAGACGTTGTACGTCCGATACTTTATAAGGTACGCATGAGCACTTTGCCTAAGCCAACTGGTCTTGGGGCACTAACCGTACTACTTAAAAGGTCTATAACTAGTAAGAGACTCAGAGATTCATACCCTGGTGTTAACCAGGCCCGTCAAGATACCTTACCTGACTCATAGTAGAATATTGACGTGGCTACCTTTGCAGATATAGAGACGATTGCCCGTACTTACCTTCGGGACTTTCCGCGCTTCTTTCAAACAACTTTTGACGTTGCTGGGCGCACCTACCAACTAGGGCAGACCAACATAGACGCAAGCAGCCTGTGGGTTGCAACGTACACAACTACAGGTGTGACGACGGAGCTGGCGTCATCGTCGTACTCACTTGATGACCGCAACGGCATCCTTCGCCTGGCGTCGGTACCACCAACTGGGTCAAAGCTCCTGATTGAGGGATACTACTATGAATGGGTAACCCCAGCTGATCTATCGTTCTACTCTCAGCGCGCCCTAGAAAAGCATTTGCGCGATCTAAAGGTTGGTATAGAAGGCATGTCAGACATGCTTGTCAACGCCATTGGTATTGCTGCAATTGTGGAATGTCTTTGGGCCCTTCTTACTGAGTACAGCCGTGATATCGACGTAATAACGTCTGAGTCTGTGCACATTCCGGCCAGCCAACGTTTCCGTATGGTTCAGTCCATGCTTGCTCAGTGGGAAGGGGAGTACAAGCGTCATGCTACGGCGCTTAACATCGGCGTAGACCGACTTGAGGTATTTAGCCTACGACGTACATCCCGCACCACTAATCGCCTTGTACCTCTATACAAGCCTAAGGAATTCGGGGACTATTCACCACTTGAGCGTCTCTGGCCAGATATCGATTCCGGTGTTGTTAACACCGAGCTATCCGACGACAACCTGCGGGAGGACGTGTACGTTGACACTACCCCAAGATCTGGGCAGACGACTACGGCGTACTACTGATGGACGTTCGTAGAGAACTAGGCATCATAAACAAACACTTCCGCCGCCACCACGATGTGGCTGGCGAAAGCGTTATTTGGTATGAATTCAAGCCGCTAGGGTCAGCGTCTGTCAATAGCATCTACGACGATGTTTATGACGAGGGTGTACCAGGCGTTGGTGGAAGGGAGTACAAGACTGGAGTAGTACTTCCTATACTTTTGGGTTCAGAGAACGAAGATCAAAAGAGGTCTATCCCAGAAGGCCGTCAGCCTGTGCAAACAATGAACATGTTTGTGTCAATCCAGGACATGCGAGACGCTGGTATAGACCAACCTTGGGAATACCGTAACCATCTAAATGATATATTTTCATATGATGGTAGGTACTACTCTGTCTACGATTATCGGGTCCGTGGCCGTCTACGCGATGACGTGTTTGTGCTTATTGCTGGTCAAGAAATATTAATTGACCAAGAGTTTATAAATGATCCAGGACCTGAGCAATTGCGTATAGACAATTACGCATGGCCTGCAACCCTCCCTACTTTAGGGTAAACTTATATCACCTGACGTGCGTTAGGTACTACAACTGCCCAGAACCCGGAGAGTACGGCCATGTCTAAGGCTACCTCTACATCTGAATCCTCTCCTAGTTCTGTGTTGGCTAACGCCCTCCTAGGCTCCATCGGGTTCACCTCCGCGTTTTCTGAATCCTCAGTAAAACCATCCATACGTTCCCGTGTAGCCCGCTCATTTACATCAAAGATTAGGCGTGAGGCATCGTCTCCGGAACTGTGGGGCACATCAGCACAAAACCTAAATGTAACCATCGGCGCGGATGACCGGGTAACGGTGGGGGTGGAAGGTACCGAAGAAGAACTGCGGATGGCAGAGGCCCTGGAGTACGGTACCCCAGACTCCCCACCACGAGGTGTAATGCGGGTTTACGAGAATGACTTTAACGAGGAGTACAAAGTCGCAATGAAGGGTTACGACCTGTGACTCATCCCGGATTCCTGCTCGCAGAAGATGCCGCTATTAAGGCTCGCTTTTCGAATATATCTGTATCAGACGATAAGAACCCCCAGCGTGTCGCAAAAGTATTCTTCCGTTATCCCGAGGGGGAGACCGAGAAGGAATACCCGTTTATAACAATCGAGCATGTTGGGCTATCCCATAACCGATCCCTGCAGCACTCCGAGCAGTCATACTACTACGCGAGTGGTATTTCCGGGGCATCCCTATCTCCTGTCTACCTCGATTATTTCCCGTCCGAACTAGACGCCGCTGGCATGGCTGCTGAGCTGGGTGGCAACGACTACTTGCGGACGGATTCATTTGTTCCAGTGACTCTCATTTACCAAATCTCAACCTACGCCAGAAGCGCTCTACATGATCGGCAGTTGACCTCGAAGATTTTGCGACGCGTAGCGCCCTTTCGCCGCGGTTTTATCGAGGTCCCGGAAGACGGGACAATCCGTCGGTTTGATTTGATCTCGTGGGTAAACAGCGATCTCCTTGACGGAGAAGCTGGCTACCGTAAGCGGATCTTTAGAAAAGTGTACACATTACATATGTCGGCTGAGATCCCCGCATCCGACCTAGTCCAAGTCAAGCAAGTTACATCAGTTGTTGCTACTATTACAAATGCAGACAATCAGAACCCCACTGTATTCACTACCCCGTTTTCGGAGGTCATTTAAATGCCTACATACTCAAACCCAGGTGTTTACGTTACCGAATCGCCATTGGTAAGTAACGTTGCTCGCGCTAACAACGCTCAGGCTGTAGCCACCTTTATCGGTACAGCCCCACGTGGACCGCTGACACCAACACTCATCAACTCATGGAGCTCATTTAAGTCGACGTTTGGCGACATTTCCATTGAGCATGAGATGGGTTATTCCGTTTACCACTACTTTGCTAATGGTGGTCGTGATGCCTACATCCTGCGAGTTCTACGCACTTCAGGAGATGGCAGCCCTGCTACAAAGGCGACCGCCACGGTTGCGTATTACCCAAATGGTACAGGAGCAGCCTCTGCCGCTCTATTTTCCGTCGAAGCATCCAGTGAGGGCGTCTGGGGTGACGATCTGTCGATCGTAACTACCGGCGGGGCAGTAGCTGCTACAGCATCAGTAGTTCCTACTTTTAACGTCTCTGTTCGGCTCGCTGGTGTTGAGGTAGAGCGTTGGAATGAAGTTTCAACTGACCCAACTAACAACCGATACGTTGAGACTGTAATAAACACATACTCCAAGTACGTGCAGGTTTCCGTAGCTAGCGGTCTAACTGCTAGCGCAGAGTGGGCTTTTAGTTCTGATGTCTTCTCAATGTTTATGGGCTCCGATGGAGACCCTGTAGAAGCAACCCATTACATTTCTGCTCTTTCTAACCTTGACACCGTTGAAGGTGTGCTTCTTCTAAACGCACCTGGTCAGACAAGCAGTGCGGTAGTGAACGCGCTTCTTGCAAAGGCTGAGGAGCGAGGTAATTCGTTCGTAATTATCGACCCCACTACTTCAACCGACACCACAACTATCGGTGCTGGAACGGTCGGCGGCTACACCGCGTCCTCCTACGGTGCGGTGTACTACCCAATGCTTAAGATGGTGGACCCAACAAAGACTGGACCTGGTGCTATTCGTGACACCTATCCGGGTGGGGCCATCGCTGGTATCTACGTCCGAACTGACTTTACTCGTTCAGTAGCTAAGTCACCAGCCGGGTACGCTGCAGAGGTTCGTAACGCACTTGGCCTTACCGGCACGTTCACCTCGGCTGATTCCGCCCTGCTGTACGACAATTTCGGTGTCAACATCTTCAAGGCAGTGCCAGGCGCAGGGATTGTGGTTAATGGTGCACGCACCCTTGACCGCACGAGCCCCGGTAAGTACATCACGATTCGTCGTTCGTTGAACTTCCTGAAGCAGACACTGAAGGATTCAACATCCTTTGCAGTGTTTGAGCCCAACGACGACCGGCTGTGGACTCGCCTCAACATGACTGCGTCTGCCATCCTCAGCGAGTTTTGGCGCGCTGGTGGTCTTAAGGGGGCTAATGCTTCTGAGGCCTTCTACGTAATCTGTGATGAGACAAACAACACCGCGCTCACCGTGAACAATGGAGAAGTTCGTATGGAGGTTGGTGTCGCCCTGCAGTACCCAGCCGAATTCGTTGTAATCAATATCAGCCAATGGACCGGCGGTTCCAACACCGCATCAACACTCTGAGGAGTTTATAAATGGCACGTTCAGCTAAAAGCGACCCAATTCGCAACTTTAAATTCCAGGTAACTATCAACGCTGACGGCGCTCTTGGTAACCTGACTCAGAATCTGTCCCGCATTGGCTTTGCCGCCATGTCTGGCTTATCTGTACAGAACGAGATGGTTGGATACCGCGAGGGCGGAATGAATACTCATCCGCATAAGTTCATCGGTCAGTCCGACTTTGCCCCCATCACCTTTAGCCGCGGTGTGTTCGAAAACCAGTCACAGATGTACAAGTGGCAGCAGTTCCTCCACTCATGGAACCAGGCGTCAGGCGGTTCAACGAGCCAGGACAACGACTACCGCTGCGACATCCTTGTTAAGGTGTATGACCACCCAATCTCGGCTGGATCGTACAATAGCCCTGGAACGGTGGAGGGCAACAACCTGCAGCTGGGCAACGCCCGCTTTGGCTTCAAGCTGTTTAACTGCTGGCCAGGTGCCTACTCGTTGAGTGACCTTAACGCTGGTGACAGTGGCATTATTGTTCAGCAGCTAACTGTTCACCATGAGGGGTTTGTGGTAGGTTGGAGCCCAGAAGAAGTGGCTTCACTTGCTGGCCTTGGTGGCTGACCAATTAAATAACTAGGAGAATAAATGAGTATTCAATCTGATGCATCGGCGTTGAATGACGCCATTAAAGATCCTGTACCAGAGCTCCGCCCTTCAGAAAGCCTTATAGTCACACTGCAACGGGGTCTTATGGACCCCGTTAGCGGTATATGGCAGACCGAGGCAGAGGTCAGGGAGATGACCGGCGAGGACGAAGAGTACATGTCCGGGATCGAAGCCAAAGGTACGATCAGCTACTCGGATTACATGGTGACGCTTCTTAAGCGAACTGTTGTTCGAGTAGGAAAACTTACCGTAGCCGATAACCCCAGCGTTCTTGACAACATTTCCATGGGTGATCGAGACATCCTATTTCTAGGAGTCATCCGCGCCACATACGGTGCAACCAAGGAATTCCAGGCCACATGCCCAAATTGCGACAAAGATAACGACGTGGTCATGGATTTGGATGAAGACTTCCCCATCCAGGAGCCAAACGTTGATCTGCGATCTCCAATTGAGATTAAACTACGCAACGGTAAGAAGGCAAAGCTGCGAGTTCCGACCACTGGTGATAGCTCAGCAATAGGCAAGAAGTCCCAGACATCGTCTGAGCAAAACACCTTCATGATCGCTAGTTGCTCAGTCTGGGAAGACGGTGAGCAACCGCAGAACATTGAGAAGTGGGCTAAGTCCCTTAACGTTGCAGATCGCAATAAGATGGTCAAAGCCATCCTTGACGTCAAGGCTGGCCCAAAGCTAGAGGAGGTGAAGGTCCCGTGCGCTCACTGTGATCAGGAATTGATTATCAGGATCGACTGGATCTCACTTTTACTTAGTTAATTTGAAGTATACTTATTGGGAATACGAACTAATAGCCTCCGTTTACAAAGGGTTCAGTATGTCGGACCTACGGTCTATGACCGTACGCCAAAGGGACTTCTGGTTCCGTATGGCAAAATGGCGTAATCAGTAACGGAGGAGCCCTATGGCAGAGGAAATTAATGTAACTCAATTCCTTGGCCTTACTGGTGTTGACCAACTTAAGGACGCCCTTGGGGGTAGTGCCAACGTCAAGAAGTCTATTGACGAAGCACGCACAGCTATCAAGCCCCTACTCGCGGACATTTCTAAAGAGTTTGAAAAGATAGGCAAGAAACTAAAAGCTGATATAGCTGCTGCTATGGGCGGAACCGGGGGGGACACCGGCGGTACATCAGCTGGAACCAATGTCATCACTGGCATAGAAACAGCCAAGGCAGCTACCGCAGCAGCTAAGGCAGCTGGATCTGGTGGTGGCGGTGGAGGAATATCCAACGCGATATCAGGGCTCTCCAGCGGAGGGGGCACCAAGATGCTTGGTGGTCTCATGAAGGGCGGCGGAATGGCTGCTGCCGGTACAGCCATTCTTGGCGGTATCAACATGGGCATTGACGCCGCTAATTCGAGATTTGAGCGAGGTCGTGAAGGGGTACTTGCAGCAGACCGAATGTCTGTGCTGTACCAGCAGATGACTGGCCAAAGTCAGCTTGGGGTTAGCTCGACTTACCGTATGCCCCTGACCCAGTACCGTCTTGGAGCTGGGGGCATCAACGACCTAATGGCCATGGAAGCTCAGACGGGAATTAGCGGTCGTCAGCAGGCTTCTAGCGTTGAGGCGATGCGAACCCTCAGTGGTTACCAACTGAGCACGGGTGATGTCACCGGAATGATGGCCAGCCTGGCTAGCGCCCCAACTGCGAACCGGTTGTTCATGATGACTGGAACTGGCCTCATTGGGCCTGGGGGAACCCAGAATTCAATGATGAGTGTGATGCAAAACATAGTTCGTTCTGCTGGCCTTACAGATAAGGACACATTGAAGAGCGCACTTCAGCCAGGATCAGTTACCCGGGCAAAGCTAACCGCTATGGGTGTTCCCTCGGATATGATCACCCAGGTCATTCAATACGCCCAATCAAACCTTACGTATAAAGAAAAGGGTGGTAAGGGGATGTATGACCCCTCCCAGGAGGGGGCCCGCCGCCTTATGGGTATCGAGGAAAACTTTGCTACGCAAGTTGAAGAGACCCAGCGTCTTGAAACATCTAGGGACGAGCAATTCTACCGTCGCCAAGTAGACAACTACGCCCATCTAGAGCGTCAAACCCAAACTCTTACCAGGGCCTTCGGGGCTCTGGAAGATAAGTTGTCTGGCATCCTCGGAATGGTTGGAAGCAACCGTATTGCTACTACGATATTCCAGGGCGTAACCGGGGGTGGTGGTGACCCTGACGGCAACACAGCCGGGGTAAGCGCTTCAACCCCAAATGTTAAGTCGGCTCTTAACAACAGTAGCTTCAAGCAGTTGCACCCAAAGATGCGCGACAGAGTAATGCGCATGATGGCGGACAACCCAAATGTTGGGTTCGGTGAAGGTGTTCGAAGTGCTGCCTCTCAAAGAACAATGTTTACAAGCCGTTACAAAAAGACTGATAAACAAACCACCAACGGTAAGCCAAACGTTTATTGGGACGGCTCTTACTGGGAGCATGTAAGCGGGAACCCCGCAGCTCCACCTGGGCGCTCAATGCATGAAATTGGCTTGGCCGTAGACCTTACTGGTGACTTTGATTGGGTTGTTAAGAACGCCCATAAGTACGGTCTAAAACACTTCGGGGGTGTCAACAACGAACCGTGGCATGTACAGCCAGAAGAGCTACCTAACTCACGGTCAAAGTACGAGGAGTCAGGTGCTCCCTGGGGTAGGGGTGGGGTTGGCGCTGCGCCGTATACCGCTGACTCGGACTTTGGCGACAGCCTTGATCACTACGGTGGGGGTGAATCACAAGCTCAACCACAACGCGGCTACGGTAACGTCACAATCGCTGACCGAGTTGAACGGTCGATAAGCGTTGGTTCCGGTTCCGGTGTTGGGGGGGTGCGCGGTGGTAATAGTAAGAAAGCCTACGGTAAGGTAAAGAGCTCCGCAGGAACGTACGTCACATTCGGGGACTTCAGGGGTGGAGGGACCGCAAAATCTGGCGTTGACATTACCCGCTGGGCGCAAGATTTCCTGCGTGAAGTAGGCGCTCCTATCAACTTGGCAAATATGGAAGCCATATCTGCTTGGATTGCAGCAGAGGGTACTAAGGCCAGGTTCAACCCATTGGCTGTTGTCAGCAAGCCAACGGCTGAGGCAATGGGGGGTACAACAAACCTCGATGGTTGGACTGATTTTAATACGACTGGCGTAAAGGACTTTGCTAACTACCAGCAGGGTTTAAAGATGAATGCTTACCATATTATGAAACATGGTAAAGGGGTTATTAAAGCGCTTCAGTCAAACACGAATAACCCTTATGACATCATCACGGCAATTGAAAAGATGGTTAAGGGATGGGCCCCAGACTACGCCGCGCGCGGAGTGCTGGAGGGACGCGGAGTGCCAACCTCTTTAAGTGGTGGTGACCCGGCTGGACCACCTCAACTCGCACAGATGTCTGGTGGTGGGGGAACTGCAGCGGTGTCACTTACTGGTGGACCAACATTTAACATCAGCCCAAATATTGTCATGTCAGGCAATGGGTCATCACAAGATTTACAAAAAATTGCTAAAGAAGTTGCTGCTCTTATTCGTAAAGAAATCGAGCTACAGGCATTGAGGAGAAGTTAATGGGTTATCGTGAGGATGGATTCTTCAACATTGACTGGGCGCAGGATACGCGTGGCGCAAAACCATCAGGTGGCGGCAAAGAAAACCCGCCATTCATGTTTCCAGATAAGAACATCAGGTTTCTTGATGCGCAATCGGAACTGCAGCGTAAGTTCAATTCCTTTGCTGACACAATATCACGCGGCGACTATAAAATACATAGAGGTTACATACGCAACCTGGAGCAACCACAGTTTGGTAACGTCCCGATAAGTCGTTGCAATTTTCAATTTAACCCTCAAGAGATCCGACAGAACGTAGCAATGCGAGAGGATCTTTATCTACCATTGCTGCAGGATGTTGCTCAGCTGTCTCAGCCAATAGGTGCGGTTGTTAACTTTACTTTTGATCTTTTGTTTGACAGATCTCATGAACTATCTAAGGGTAGGAAAACTGGTGAAAGTTGGCTTGATTACAGCCAGTCCTCAGAGGAGAACGTAGATCCACTAAACCCCAACCCAGATAAAGATGCTTATGACATAGGGGTAATGGCAGATCTACGAATATTGTACTCAGTAATAGGCCAAGGGTTTTCTAGAGAAATGCTTGAGTTTCAAAAAAAGACTCTGGTGTCCGGGGCTGAGCGCATACTGGGAAATCAAATAGACGCAGAAACATCAACTGAAGACGGGGCAACCACGGAGGGTACTGAAACGTCTAGTTCTACTACGTCAAGTACGCTTGGTGAAGTCGACGATGCTGCTTTAAACGACATTCTAGAAGCAAATTATGGTAACTGGGGGTTGCTCATGCCAAACCCAGTTCGCGTTATGTTCTCTAGCCTGTTTATGCTTGACGGGTTCATAACGGGGACTAATGTTGATTTTCTTAAGTTTAATACAAAAATGGTACCGCTTATGTGCCGTGTAACGATGAACATGAGTGCTATGTACATCGGATTTGCTCGCCAAGATACGTTCCTCACCAAGACCTTTAAGGACGCAGCAGAATCAATACGTCAAGAACGTGAGCAAAATGAAGCGACTCGTGCAGAGATAGTTAAAGCCCTGCAGATAACAGCAAAAAAGTTCGTGATTTCTTCGGCGTGGGATGAGAAGGGGACAACATCATGGGATGACAGCGCTAGAGAAGCGGAAAACAAGTTGCCAGTTTGGACGTTAGTTGTTGCTGACAACGTTGCAAGTAAAAATAATATATCAGGAAGAGCGTTGTTCTTAGGATTTCCTAATGTTGTTCCAAAAGAAGGTGGGTTTGATGAGACTCTTCCAGACGGAACGATAGTAAGGCGCGGAGCTGACGTTGATTCAATACTCCGGCTGTACGAGGAGGGCTCAACATTTACGGTTTCTTATACCTGGAGTATAAACGTATACGGCAAGATAACCAGTCCTGGATTAACTAAGGCGGAAGCAGACGCCTTATTGGCTAATAAATCTTACACAAGTTCCAACACAACCAGGCTCATAGGCACGTACTCCGGTACTGAATCATGCACCTCTAAAGATGGTTGGGGAAGTGGGACTAGCGGTTCCGGGGCTGCGGCTGAGCGGGTGCGCAGAAGGTCAATTCGTGGAGGAGCAAGTAACTCAGGATTGCCCAACGAGGCAATTTCATCAATTGCTATACACAAAAATATCGGTAGCTACGCTGATGTTGAAAGTGGTAGCTTTTCGTGGCTTAAAAACGCGTACTACATAGTGGACTTTGATTTTGATATATCAGTATCTTATGGGTCGTCCTCAGACGAGGTATCTATTAAGAAAACATATTCAGACGTTCTTAGTGGCACTAGTAACTTTAGAAAACTAATGATTTTAAATTGGGAAAGTAACGGCGCTGATGTAAGCGACAACCCAAATGTTAACCCAAATATAAGGTGACTTATTATGGCTATCTATAGAACATCCAGTCGCTACAGGTTGTCTAACGGTGGGCGTCTTGCCGATAGAGTCCCGTATGAATCAGTTACCTACTACCAGTATGTGACACGTGACAAGGATACTTTTTCACGTATAGCAGCACGCGTACTTAACGACCCAACCCGCTACTGGGAAATAGCAGATATCAATCCGCAGGTTGAATGGCCTGACTCCATCCCAACCGGAACCGTAATCCGCATACCCTCATGATTGTTCACAGTGGGTCACCGCTATCTCCAAAAACGTATCTGGAAATAGGTGGTGTTGAAGTTAACTACTTTTCAGTAAGTAACATTGACTTAGACCTGTGTATTAATAAGCATGACATACTAACTATTCACTTAAATGGGATACCATCAAAGGCTATAACTGACTACGTGGGCGCACCAGTTAGGTTCACACTAAATTCTGGTCCTGGTAGGTACCAAGAATTTGTTGGGTACGTACTCTATGTAGAGCCCGAGTACAACTCATCAGCGCCGATAGTTAACCAATCTATGTTTTACTCTGCAAGAGTAATATGTTTTGGTGCTTCTGTGTCAATGAAAAGCACTAGGAGTAGAGTTTGGGGCGCTACTACTATTTATAAAATTGCTCAAGAAATAGCTGCTAGATATAAGTTCAGCCTGTCGGTAATTAAGGATGAGTTCATTATTCGGAATGCTGTTCAAGCAAACGAGTCTGACTGGGAATTCCTGGTGCGCTTATGTGAAACCTACGGTTACTCAATGACCGTTCATGGAACACACATGCGGATATGGGATCCGTTTAAAGCAATAGGTCGTCGTGCGTCTTTCGAAAGACTGGTGCCACAAAACACCTATGCTGGTCCTACACCTGGCGCCATACTAAAACTAACTGGTACATTTGGGTACCTAACTCCTGATGGCGAGTCATACAAGTACCGTGTGTCGTCTATTGACGATAACGGAAGTATAACAATCGTGTCTGATCCGGAGAATGGGCCTGTACCATCATGGTCTGGGTATGGTGAAACCCCCCAGTACATCAGCACTCTTGTTGATTCTGCCATGTCAATTGGTGAAGGTCAAAAGCTGATTGAAGCAGAGCGCAAAAAGAACTTTGCCTTTAATGCACATGTGCAGATCTCTGCTGGTGCAGGGATTGTGCCCGGAGGAATAGTTTCTGTAGATGGATACGAGGCAAACTTTGAAGGTCTGTGGTACGTGCGTGATGTTAAGCATAGCGTCGGTGGTTCCACGTATGGTACCGAGCTGATGATCTCACGGGATTACAACACATCTGGAGAATTCTTGGTACCGCCAGTAACCCTTGAAGGGCTTGCTCCAGAAGCAAATTACGTGGATAATGGGTGGGTTGCGTCTAAACAAACGGTGGAACTATATGTATGATGGAATGAACTTATATCGAGCCGTGGTTTCGTATGCCTCCGCAACAACCGGAGATATCCGAGTGCGCATACCGGCGATTCTTGGCCCAACAGAGGTATTGCCCATTTCAAAGATTGGTCGAGCTGCTGTAAATGGTACTTGGGAAGTGCCCCTACTTGGTAGCCAAGTAGTAGTGGCCATTGAAGACGACCGTTTCTCTAATGTGTATATGGTCTACCCTAATCTGGCGGTTATCCAAGCTGCTGAAGGTGGCGGGGGTGGTGGAGAGGAGCCACCTCCCGAAGAGGAACAGTCCGTCCCATCCGGCGCAATAATGCAGTTTGGAGGAAGTGCGGCACCAACCGGGTGGCTGCTATGTCAGGGGGGGACTGTTTCTAAAACTTTATATTCTGCTTTGTACACAGCCATTGGAGACGTGTACGCTATTGGCGGTGAGCCTGTCGGACAATTTCGCCTTCCAAATTTAAAGGGCAAAGTACCGGTTGGGCTTGATGTTACACAAACCGAATTCAACGCCATTGGCTTTACAGATGGGGGTAAGTCAATAGCACTTGCTTTAACAAACCTCCCGCAACACAGTCATTCATTAAACAGTCACACACACTCAGCTAACCACGGACACAGCGGTAGCACTACCTCATACACACACGACCATGGTGATATCAGCAGCAGTGGTTCGCATGGTCACACTGTCTCAAGAAACTTTTGGGGGGATAACCTTACCGGTGGAGGAACAGTATCAGGCAACGTTGGTAACTGGTCGTCAGTGAGTATAAGTGGTGGTAGTCATACACATTCTATTTCAAACGATTCGCACGATCACACTGTTTCTATTCCAACCACAAGCGTTACAACAGGACAGGCATCTGGTGACACCGGCAATGCCGGAAGCGCAAGTCCAACTGCCTTTAATATACTTCAGCCATATATTGTTTTAAATTACATAATTAAGGTGTAACTATGAAGTCTTTAAAAATTCCATTTAATTTTGTTGGTGGTAAAACTCAAACAACATCATCAGTTACAACTATTGCTGAGCAAAAGATTGTTGACGTTCTTACTACCGGTAAATTTGAGCGCGTAATGCGGCATCGTTATGGATCGGATATCCGGAGACTACTGTTCGATCAGCTAGACAGTTTGTCGTTAGCTGACTTTATAATTGACGCTCGGCAAGATGCTGCCGACGCAATCAGTAGAGTTAGTATACTTGACATAAGGGTATCTCCAACAAACACAATTGCTTCATACGGCAATCCAGAAACAACACTTGGAATAACAGTAATTTATAGATTACCACTAGGTTCTCCGCAGGTGGTAAGATTTAGCGTTGCCGTGCCATCGGAGCTAACCGAAGACAGCTTGATTTAGGAGATCAAAGATGCCGTTAAATACCCCGGGGTTCGACTTCGCAAGTCGCGATTATGAGAACATAAGACGAGATCTTCTTGCTCGTGCTGAGCGCGTTTTGCCCGACTGGACCGACCGTGATCCCTCGGACTTCACTATGTTGTTGGTCGATCTGTGGGCATATATGGGAGACATACTACATTACTATGTAGACCGAGCCGCTGGCGAAGCATTTTTAGATACTGCCACTCAAAAAGAAAGCATCCTTGCTCTTGCCAACCTGTTTGACTACACACCACGAACGAGAACGCCAGCCCGCGTTACCGTTTATGTGGGTAACTCATCATCATCATCGGTGGTCATACCGGCAGGAACACTGTTTATTGGTGAGGGTTCGGATGCGAACTATGAGTTCTACTCCACATCCAACGTTACTGTTGACGCCGGTCAGACTGGGTCCATTCAGGTATTCGAAGGTGTGCAGTACCCAGAAGAAACTCTGACCAACAGCGCCACTGGCCAGGTAGGTCAGTCCTACACAATATCTAACTCCCAGGTAATTCCATCATCTGTACGGGTGTTTGTTTACGAAGACGGCGAGAACCCGACCGAGTGGACTCGTGTTCAAAACGTAAACGCGCTTCCAACAAATGTGAGTGGTTTCTCCGTGTACACCACTACTGAAGGATTTACGTCAGTGCGATTTGGTAACCGCGTTAGTGGACGTGTTCCGCCTGTCGGGGTGCGCATTACAGTTTCGTATAACACTACAAATGGTCAGGCAGCTAACATTGCGCAAAACGCAATTCTTGGGTTTAAGTTCAACACCTTCGACGGCGTAGCAGTAACTGGGTCAACACCAGGTATTGGCGGTAGTGACGGGGAAAGCCTTGAATCAATAAAAAGGTCTATCAAGGCGGCAATCCAGACCCAGTCGCGAGCTGTAACTCTTCAAGATTATGTTGACTTATCGCTCCAGCTTGAAGGGGTATACAAATCAGTGGCTGCGTATAACCCAGCTACTGCCACTGTTTCTATTTACACAATCCCATACATTGCCGACTACGTTACATACTCAAGTAACACCATTGCCGTTGACCCAGTGACCGTAGCTATAGTGGAAGGCACGCTTCAGCAGCTGTCAATGTTGGGTGTAACAGTTGATGCTCCGGCAAGTGTGACAGTTAGACCTAAGTCAATTGAGGGTACTATTTATATTACAAATGGGTACGAAGCAGCTGCGGTTAAACGTGTGGTTGAGAGCGAAATTGACGCGCTATTCTCGATAGAGAACATCGAATTTGGAAAAGACATTCGTATTGGTGATGTGTACCGCACAATACATTCAACTGAAGGTGTTGACTACGCAACAATAACAGTCACTGGTACGGCACCATCTAACGTTGAGCTAATAAGAAAGGGCGCAGTCTCGTTTACCACCGTTGGTGGAATTTCGGTGTAGGTGAAACGTGGCTCGTAAATCCTTTGTAATTCAAAAATACGAATCAGATGCTGAGTCGGCGTCGTCTGGTTCGGCGTCCGTGTATGGCTCGTACCTTCAATACCCAGTGGGTAGCGAAGCCGCCTTTGTTGGGTTGCCAGTACGTGAAGACGAAGATACACAACTTAGATCAGATGACCTAAGCCCATCTCCAGTACTCTCTGAACCATCTGTTCCGGGGAGTCTAACCCCTTCTATTTCGTACTTTGAATCACAAGTACTTGATTACAATGAAGTAAAGCTGACGTGGGATGTCGCTCTTGCTGAGGCACTAAGCCCGTCACCTCAACCAACCCGTGTCCTTATCGTGTACTCAGACCTCGGTGAGCCACAGACAGTTGCGGAAGGGTTGTTGTTAATTAACACTAATAACTCTACTTCACTAACACATTACGTACAGCCCGGCAAATGGGCATACTACACGATGTTTATTAAGTATGAAAATGCTTTTGGCTCTGCTTACTACGACCGCGTAGCGTCAGTGTCTGAATTGCTTCCGTACAATTACGGATGCTCAGATGACATGTACGAAAAGATTCCGGAGTATTACAGAGACCTTGACTCACGCTTGGATTCTGGTTCCGGTGGGCCGCTCAAGCGTATGATCTCGCTATTTGGGTTTGAGGCGGATAGGGCACGTACAACTATTGACTACGTAATGTCGTTTAAAGACCCCCTTGTAGCGCACTCCAAGGTACTCGATGTCCTAGCTAAAGATCTAACAGTAGACATACGCTCAGACGAACTAGGTACAGCAAAGCTTAGAAATATTCTTGACAGTGTTGGGCTTATTCGTCGAGCTTTGGGTACCCCCGCAAGTATCGCACTTATTGTACAATCAGCTACTGGATCTGAGGCGGCGTTTAACCTCGGTGGCCCTCTGCCTGCTATTGATATTTACGCACAGCGCGTAAACCTGCTTAAAGACCCCAACATTATTGGTGGTGCTGCCGGTTCTCTAGTTGGTGGTACTCCTAGAACATCCACGTTTACAGACACCTTTGAAGCTGGTGGTGCGTCAGTACCAGTAGTTGACGCGACATACGAAGGTGGTAACCCATTCTCGTCGCTCAGTCCGTACGACGAGTTTGCGGATGCTGACGAACAGTTCCAGGAAGAAATTAACGAGCAGTTCTGGCAATACGCCCCCGACCCTGCCTCTGGGGGGTCTTTGTCTTATCTAAAGACAATCGACAACACAATCCCAATTTCTCCAGGCGAACGTCTGTACTTCTCTATGCACGGAGACTTTGTTGATAACGCACAAGACCAGGTTGTGCGAGTTGCACTGTATGCACTCAATGGGGCTGGCGCAGCTTCAGCAGGATATTCAGGTACTGAAGATGATGTTTTGGTATGTGATGCTGGTAACCCAATTGTCATTGCAGGTATTAAGTACTGGGAAATGGTTATTCCACCAGCAACCCTTGAGTGGTACACGGCCTCTCTAACAATATTTGTAAATACCTCAGCTAACATCAGTAAGGGATTCCAAAGACTATTACTAGAAAAAACGCTAGGCGGAACATACTTTGATGGGGACAGCGCTGAGGGGGGGTGGGTAATTGACTACACAACTGGGCAACGCGTTTCTGACTATAGGTGGCACAACTTTGATGACCCGTCGTCAGAAGTAGAGGGAGACCCGCAGCAGTCGTACTCAGTGTATAACTCAAACTACAAAAAGACGCGCTCTCTTGCTGATCGGTATCTGGCTCAAATACTTCCTGTTACTCAGGTTTCATACGCTGCTCCTGTCTATAGCAACCAACCAAACAACATTGCAACGCCGTTGTGGTCACTTAACTGGAACGTAATTAAGGGATTGGCTCAGGCTGAAGAAGTTGTTGATGAGTTACCAAGTGGTTATCTACTCCCGAGCGACTTTGGCGGAACACCCACGCTGCCCTGATATATTTAAATTATGGAATTACTAGTCGCTGGCCTAGCCGTATACAAACTGATACAGTTTTTGGACTCACTCCTGCCTAAGGAGCCGATGCCATGGGTTAACCTAACCGCTAGTATCGCGGCTGGGTATGGGGCAGCAGCAGTGGCGGGTCTAGATGACATCTGGATTTCAGGATTGTCAGTTGCGACAGTTGCAGGAGCGACCCATGCGCTACTACGCTTGGCGACACTCGTTGGGGACATGGCCCAACGTAAGAGCCTAAGATAAAGGAGAACCATGCGCGAGGCGTACGGAGTTATTGGATCGGGATCAGCATCCCGCAAGGTAATTGAGGCATCTCTTAATGACATTGGGCTTGAGCCCGTGTTCATTGTCCCCTGGTACGGCAAAGTAACTGACGGTCTTGAGGCAGTTTACGATTGGGTAGTGGACAACGAGGCTGCGTTCTCTGTTGTAGCTAAGGACGGGGTTAAGGCTGTGCCAAAGGTCCTTGCGCAAAAGGCCACCTCGGTAACTGTTGTTGATGATGTAGACGCACACATTATCAACGCCCTTAAGAACCGCGAGGTAGAGGGCCTGGCCTTGGTGCTGTGGGACCAGGAGAAGGAAAACTATTCTGTAAGTATTGCGTCTAAGGCGATCGATCTTCGGCTCCCAACGCTAGAGCTAACAAACGGACTTGTGCCGATCATCTTGGATAACGATTCTGATGAGCCGCAGGAGAAGGAAGAGGAACTTCCTGACATTGGTGAAACCAATTACGAGCGAGAGACGCTTGAGATGATGCCCACAGCATTGGTCAAGCGCATGGCAAAGGACAAGGGGTTTGATCCTAAGTCCAAAGAAGAAGCTGTGAACATGCTGTCCGGGCAACATGAACAGAAGGTCGGGTCCATCATCGTACTGATGGAAGACGGTACAGAGATCGGGTTCAACGGCGGTCAAGAAATCCTTAAAAAAATAATGGAAGTGGTTGTCGAACACGCACAGAAGTGGTAACTTCACCTTGACCATAAACCCGGTGGGCGAATGGTTACTGCAAGCACAACATAATCCCCCAAGCAAAGAGCCACCCGAAAGGGTGGCTCTGAGCTTTGTATCAGTAACTACTGACTAAGACTTACTTCACTTCTTCTTCTTGGCTGGAGCCTTCTTTGCAGCTTCCTTCTTCTTGCCCTTGGGTCCCTTGCCGAAGCCAGGTGCCTTGGGGTTGGAAAGTCCGCATCCACATTCCTTACACATTATTTGCCCTCCTTCCTATGCTTCGCAGTCTTCTTGGCGATCTGCTTGGGCTGGTCGACGTACTGCTTACCTTTGCGGTTGCCCTCAGCTTTGGCTTTGTTTGTTGCGGCCTTCTCTGAAGGTGACAGAGAGTCCCATGCCTTGTCTGGCAGATAACGTTTCTTTCCCTTGGACGGTGACCCATCGGATGTGCGCCATTCTTGCTTTGTCCAAGCCTCAAGATTCTTCTGCGGCTCTTTCTTGGCCATCAGTCCTTGTACCCTCCGCCAGCTTCCTTGTAGCGCTTAGCTAGGAGCTGTGCTTTACGAGCAGACCATTCGCCTGGGTCTCCACCCTTGGTTCCTGCTTTGATCTCGTTGAAAAGGCGCTTGCGTAGAGCGGGCTTTGTGTAGTTGCCAGCCTCGTTGACCTTCGACTCGGTCTTCTTTTTGGCGGCCATCACCACTTCACCTTGTCAGCCCAGTACGCTGCGGACATCTTGCCCTTCTTGATGTTGGCAGCATGACGAGCCTTGAATGACTCACGCTTTTCCTTCATGCGTTCTGATTCCCCGGCCTTGGGCTTGCCAGCAGTTTCCGCGCCCTGCTCACCAAAGCGGATTGTCTTTACCTTGTCGCCCTCTTTGGCCACAACAATGTGCGACTTAGTGGGGTGATCTGGTGTCCGCTTGGGCTTGTTGTAGCCGCTGACTCCAGCGCGCTCTAAGCGCGGGTCTTTCTTTGATGCCATAGTTACCTCACTTAGTTGAGGCGCGGAGTTGCCACGCCCATTTCATATGCATATCAATTCGACTAGCAAGGAAGTCCATTATCCCCTGCTGGTCAGCTTTTTCAGCCTTCTTGAAGGCATCGTTCAGTGTCCCGATCACGGTTTCGTTGGCCTTCATGAGTGACTTGGCCATTGCCTTTGGCGTGGGGTCAACATCCTTGAACTCGACGTTACGAAGGTCGATGAACTTCTGGAGGCTGAACGGCGCATAGTCATCAAGCTTCCGTACGTTCTCAGCCAAAGGATCGACTGAGCCATAGACATCCTCGTAGATATCCCCAAACAGGTCGTGGTACTGGCTGAAGTCCTGACCTTCTACATTCCAGTGGTACCCGTGGGCCATGAAGTACATGGTAACCACATCAGCCATAGCTACTTTGAGTGCCTTAATTAGCTCGTCCATTTAGGCTCCTGAAACACAAACGCCGGGGTCATGGAGATTTTACCCCATGAGCCCCGGCGTCTGCTGAACCTACAAACCAGGTAGGAGAACCACCAACTGCCTGGTATGCGTAACGTAGCACCGGGAGCGCTGGTCGCGCAAGGATCATTGCGCATGTTTCTTGGGTGGTGTATTCTGCCCCACCCATGACCACCAACTCGCTTTTTCAGGGACCTTTCTTGGCGGTTCCCGTGTGGGCTGCGGAGGAGATCCGCGACCACGGTCAGGCGCGTGACCTACAGGTTTTAGTAGGACTAGTAGCCCTCATGGAACGCCGTACGCAAGAGGTTAGGGCGTCTATCAACCAGATCGCAGAGTACGTAATGGTTAGCCCAAAAACGGTACAGCGTTCATTAAAGTGGCTCGAAGAACATCGAGTGGTACTCACCACCAGGCGTGGTAAGCCAGCCGTAAATGTGTACAAGATCATCTATCAAAAGCCAACCAATAGAGTCACCGGTGACCTATTCAATAGGTCAGCCGTGACCTATTCAAGTACCCATGATGGTGCTCCCAATAGGTCACCGGTGACCTATTCAAATGGGCCATTTTCCTGGCCCGACCAGGGGATTCGCGAAATTGCAATAGAGATACTAGATATTAGTGACATAGAAGTACTAAAGAGGGCCGCAAGCGGCGGAGGTGAGGACATGATCTTTGGGGCAGACCCAGACCGAGAGGACGTTCCGTTCGATCCGGCACCGAAGAAGAAACCCAACCGGAAGCTAGGGCGACTCGTCACCCAGTTCATTGGTGACCCCCGGGTTATCATGAGCCGCACGTACTCCACGCAAGAAGTCGTGATACTGAAAAGGACCCTCAACACGCTGGCCGACTCCGGCCTAACAGAGTTCACCATCTCACAGATGATCAAACGCTTCCTCGACGTAGAGCACTGGCGCAACTCAGACAACCCAGTGCTGACATTCTCCAGCAAGGCCGTGCAGAAAAAACTAATGGAGCAGACCGACGCTACGGTTGCCGTAGACAACCCCGTTCTCTCCTTCGTCGTAAACGACTTTCAGCGCGGTGATCTAGACCTACCGTGGGATGACCGGGCGAGTGATCAGGTCATAAGGAACACCGTGATCATGTACGGAATGGATATCTGTTATCGATACCCCGAACTAGTAGTTTACCTCATCGAGAATAGTTCAGGTGGTACATCTGAAGAATTTAAACCTACCCTATCTACGCTAAACTCGTTAGTAAGAGTTATAGCTGGTGAAGAAGACGGTGACCCGGTTGAGCTACGGGAGTCCCTAACTGGGGTTCCACTGCCTGACGAGCTGATCAAGTTGTCAAAAGAAAATTTAAGACCCCAGGCCGCTTCAATTACGGAGGCTGTGTACAACTACAGAAGAATCAATCATGGAAGAAAATGATAAGCGTTACGTATTTTCAAGCCTTGATGACATCCTGTTCTTTGCTGCCTGGGTTAATGAGAACTTCTCCTCACCGCAGGAGTACGAGCTTTGGTTCGACCACTCTATGGACCAACTGATTCCCACTGACATTTTCTGCACCCGTCAACAAGTTCCCAAAAAGGACATGGAGAAGTGCCCTGAATGCTCAGCGCAATTTAGTACTAAAGCTGGTCTTGATGTACACACCACTGTTGTACACAAGCGGAAGATTGACAACTCAAAATTTTGGGACATAATTGAGAACTCCTACAACGACACACAAGAGGACCACCATGAGCCAGAACTACCAGACACCGACTGACTGGAAATCCGCAGCCTGGTGGCGCAACCGCCCGAGCGACGAGCGCTTGTTCCACGCCAAGATCCCACCGCGGTTTCGCAATCTTGAAGTCGACATCCACCCGGTTGCCGCGCACTGGGTCAACAACTACGAGGAAGGCAGCAGCCTCTTTATCCATGGCAAGCCAGGGACAGGTAAGACAGTGCTCGCACAGGAAGTACTGCGGCATTTGATCACTAAGGGATTATCCGCCAGGTTCGTTTCCGCAGAGCAATACATCGAGATGCTCAAGGACACTTTTGACAGCGACAACTTGCTGCCCGAGATGTACTCAAGCCCGTACTTGGTGAAGTACATCCAGGGCGTGTTCGATGTTGTGCTTCTTGATGGTGTTGGGCAGGAACGTGAGACAGAATTTTCTGTTCATGAAATCGGGAGCCTGATCCGTCGTCGTTACGAGAACGTCCGCAGTGTCATCATCACCACAACACTTGGCGTTACTGACTTCAACCGCCGCTACGGTGACCGCGTTAAGAGCGCCGTTCTGGAGATGGGGGAGGTGCGTGTTTCGTAATGGAAAAGGGAGACATCTACTCGTACACAGTCTTCGGTCAAGCCTGCGTCTTCGAAGATCTGTTGGCTGAGCGACCAACTGGTGCAGCAGCTATCAAAGAGAAGTTTTACATCAGGCGTGGGGACTGGGAGAAAGCGTTGAAGCTATGGAAGCCAAACGATTTACCGCTGAAGTCCTTGATTGACGCAGTAGAGCGCCGCGGCATAAACACCGCAGTCATCACTTTCCTTCCCGGAGAAGCGGTAGAGGAAATTTATCGCTGGCTGTTGCGCAAGGGTGTTTCATGCACGGTCACCGACTACGCATCACCTGAAGATTACGAAGCTGACCTACGGTACGACCGCAGCATCAAAGTTGTTTACGTGCCGAGCAAGGAGATCGCCTACGTGCTCGGTATGCGTGCTACTGTCGTCAGTTCCAACACGGCCTGGGGAATGTGATGTCGTCGAGCGAGCTCTACCTAATTTCAAAAGTCATTCAGGAAAAGGACACAACTGTTCCTGTCCGGTCAGGGCTAAAGCCAGACCACCTGACTGGGGAGTGGTCCGACATTTGGCGTTGGATTCTTGAGTACCAACGCTCTCATGGAGCGGTGCCTAGCGAGCGCGTGTTCGTACAAGAGCACGGCGGTATTACTCTGCACGATGCTACGGATGAGCCATTCACCCGTCTTCTTGAAGAGATCTTCGACGCCTACAAGAAGCGGTGTCTATTTGATTCCTTGACACCCGGCATCGCCGCACTAAACGACGACGATGTCAACAAGGCAATGGAGTTGCTGTCATCCGGTCTTCAAAAAGCGTCGGTAGAAGCAGCACGCCTACGCGATGTTGACATCATTCAAAACTGGGAGGATCGTCTTGCTCGATATGAAGAAATGCGTTTGTCACCCAATGCTCTTCGTGGCATACCCACCGGGTTTCACGGGCTCGACAAAATCACCAATGGGCTGCGCCCACAGCAGTTCATTGTCTTCGCTGGAGAGCCTAAGCGTGGTAAGTCTCTCTTCGCTCTCATCATCGCCAACGCCGCTCACGTTCATGGTAAACGCCCCCTATTCGTCTCCTTTGAGATGAGTATCGAAGAGCAGGAGGCCCGCTATGACGCACTCATTTCTAAAGTGCCGTACGGTCGCATCCTCTCAGGTGATCTCAACAACGCAGACATGAAGAAGATCCGGGCGGCATTGTCACGGCGCAAACATATGCAGCCGTTCGTATTTAGCGAAGACACTTCGTCGCTTACCACGGTTACTGCTCTAGCCGGAAAGATCCAGGAGTACCAACCGGATCTGATCATCGTTGACGGCGTGTACCTAATGGATGATGAAGAGGGAGAGCCAAAGGGTTCACCACAGGCGCTCACCAACATCACCCGATCTCTGAAGCGACTAGCCCAGCGCTTCGATATTCCAGTGGTGTCCACTACCCAGGTGCTGTCTTGGAAGCTAAACAACAAGAAGACCCGTGCAGTCACAGCAGACGCGATTGGTTACACCTCATCGTTTGCTCAAGACGCTGACCTAATCCTTGGCGTTGAGCGCAACCCAGACATCGATGATCAAGCAATCATCCGCGTAGTGTCAGCGCGCTCCGCTCCCACTGGTGAGGTCCATATCAAGTGGGACTGGTCAACTATGGAGTTTGAGGAGGTGTTCGATGGCAGCGTCAGCGTCGACCCATCTTTCGACTGACATTGCTTACGTTCTGCAAACAGCGGGCGTGGAGATCACCAAGGTTGGCGATCGTGAGATCATGGGCAGGTGCCCAGTCCATGTGCGCACAGTAGGACGCGAGGATCGCTCACCATCGTGGAGTATCAACTCCTCAACCGGACTGTGGATCTGCTTTTCATGCGGTGCACGCGGCTCTCTATCGTCACTATTGCGTGAGCTTTCTGGGGACGACTCGATCTCCGCTCAGCAGTTCCTAGTAAACGCTGGGATGCAGCGCTTGGCTGCTGGGGACTCCACAACCCCAGACGTTCCAGTAGTAGTTGATCGCGATGCGTTCTTCTCATTTGAACGTGTGTCAGACCGTAGATGCGCGTCGCGAAATCTTGATCCCGATGTTGCGTACCGGTACGGAGTACGGTGGAATCCCACTAATAAAAGCTGGGCGCTGCCGATCATCTCACCCCTAGGCCAACTACAGGGGTGGCAGGAAAAGAAGCCAGACTGGGTGCGCAACTACCCGATTGGGGTTAAGAAGAGCCACACGCTGTTCGGCGTTGAGCGTGTCCGCAGTGCCACAGTTGTTCTTGTCGAATCGCCTCTTGACGTAGTCAGGTTTGCCGGTGTGTTCACCAAGCCAAATGCTGTCGCTTCGTTCGGTGCTACCGTTTCGTATGAACAGTGCCGCCTACTGACTCATATAGCTAGCCGAGTTGTCATCGCTATGGACAACGACGAGGCAGGGTTAAAGTCGAGCAAGAACTTGTACAAGTTTATGGACACCCCACGCCGCGGCATTCGTTGGTGGAATTACGGTGGCACGGATGCCAAAGACATCGGGGATATGACCGACGAGGAAATCGAGCGCGGTCTTGCTACAGCAACCGTTGTCCCCCCCTGGGTAGCCTGATGTTTAACGGAAAGCTTTACCCATACCAGGAAGAGTCTGTCGCCCGTATGGTTGACCGAGGGCAGATGCTACTCGGCCTTGTAATGGGCGCGGGAAAGACCGTTACCACCATCGCGGCTATAGAGCAGCTCATGGAATCAAACGAGGTGGACAAGTGCCTAGTTGTTGTTCCGGCTTCCCTGAAGTACCAGTGGATGCGAGAGATCGAGCGGTTTACAAATTCTAGAGTAGTCGTTATCGACGGTAACCCCAAAGAGCGCGTTAAGGCATGGCGCTCCACGCTGTCGGCTAAGTACATCATTGTAAATCCTGAGACACTCATCCGTGATCTGTCTCACTGTCTCAAAGTCGATTACCAGGCGGTAGTTGTTGACGAGGCAACCATCATCAAGTCCCGGGTCAGCAAACGTTCAAAGATCATCAAGAAGATTGGCCGTCGGGTCTACTACCGCTACGCCCTAACTGGTCAGCCAATTGAGAACCGCCCTGAAGAGCTCTTCTCAATTATGGAATTCGTTGATCCAGAAGTGCTCGGTAGGTTTGACACCTTTGACCGCACCTTTATTGTCCGCGACCATTTTGGCAAGCCAACGCGCTACAGAAACTTAAAGTCGCTACACGAGTCCATGACCGAATGCATGGTAAGAAAGACCCGCGAAGACATTGCCGACCAGCTGCCCCAGATCATCCACCAGACGATCCCGGTCCCGTTTGACTCAGCTGGTGCGCAGCTGTACCGGACCATTTCATCTGATCTTCTTAACCAGTTACAGCAGGTAATCAGCAAGCACGGCGGGTCATTCAACATCTGGCGACACTACAACGATCCGGAGTCAAACGAAGCCCAGGGCCAGATCATGTCTAGACTGCTCGTTCTACGGATGCTCTGTGACAACCCACAGCTAATTGTTAACTCTGCCCAAGCATTTGCCGATCCAGACCGACCCAAGCAAGGCAGCGCCTACGCTGACCTGATCGTCAGCCGCGGCTTTATGCCAGCCAGCATCGGCACGCCGAAGCTAGATGCAGTCATGGACTACATCGAGCAGGTGCTTGATGAGGACCCCGCCAACAAGATTGTGCTGTTCTCTTTCTTCAAGGACAACCTCAGGCTTATCAAGCGCGCTACAGCAAAGCTGACTAACAGCGTGTTGTTTACTGGGGACATGAACTCAGAGGAGAAAGACGTTGCAAAGCAGAAGTTCTCCTCTGACCCCAACACCAGGCTGTTCTTGTCATCAGATGCTGGTGGTTACGGAGTCGACTTGCCTATGGCCAACTACCTCATCTCGTATGATCTGCCATGGAGCAGTGGTAAGCTTGAACAGCGTGAGGCCAGGATCATCCGCTTGTCATCAACGTTCTCGCACGTTACTATTGCAACGTTCGTCATGCAGGGGTCGATCGAGGAACGGCAGTACGAGATGCTCCAGGAAAAACGATCGATCAACGAAGCCTTTGTAGATGGTAAACACCATGACGTAAAAGGTGGGTATGACATTATGTTAAGCAGTCTTTCAAAATTTCTAAGGGAGTCACAGGTCTAATGGAATCAAAAGTCGATGCTTCAGTTGTTGAGTCGCTCGTAACCGAGTACCGCAAATCCAAGGAGTTTTCCGACAAGATTGCCGCGCGCACAGACGAACTAAAGAAGGAACTAGTTCGGCTCGTCAAAACCCATGGGGTCCCTGATGACAAGGGGCACCTGTGGCTCGCGGCTGGAGGCAGCCAGGTCAAACACGAGCGTCGTGTATCACGAAATCTTGACCGCGTTAACGCTGAAGAGTGGGCCCGTGAAAACGGTCTGTGGGATTCTGTCAAGGAGACGATCGAGGTTCTGTCAGAAGACTTGTTACTCAAGCACTTCTGGGAAAACCCCGACAAGGAAGAAGAGCTCGCAAAGCTATACAGCGAGCGAGAGACCTGGGCATTTAAGCTCGTAGAAAAGAAGAGCTACGACGACGATGATGAGTGATTACGTTATCATTCGTCATAAAGAACTCTATAAGATATACAAAAAAGTGGATAACAACAGGGATCTGTACCAGTACGTGGGTGCTTCCTTCGTCATGCTGACTGACGCTCAAGATTTTATTGACATGAAACGCGGTGACTCAGATGCCTCGTGATCCTCTGGAGCTGTTCGGCAACCTGCCTGACTTCCCAGGAAAGACCCCACCCAAGAATCGCCCCGTCAAAAACAACGAGGGAATACTCGCTGAGGATCGATTCAACGGCGCAAAGTCCAAGATACTGGTTGTCAACGGAACCCCACGGCAGTTCTTTACAGTAGGAGAAGTAGCAAAAGCCCTGGGTAGGAAGCCAGGGACTATCCGAATGTGGGAACTAAAGGGGTGGCTACCAAAAGCCAAGTACCGCACTCAGCCACCCAAGAAAGAACAGATTCCTGGAAAACCTTTGAAAGGACGTAGGCTCTACACTCTTGAGCAGGTAGAGTTTCTACTTACCGCGCTGTCGCGGTACGAGATAGACGACCCAGCCCAGGCCAACTGGGACGGCTTCAGACAGCACCTTCAAACTCAATGGCCCAACGATTAAGGACAAACATCATGAGTAGATACGACGACGAAGACGAGATCATGGAGGACGAGGCTCCGGTCCGTGCCCCCAAGGCTCCCGTCGCAGTCACCGAAGACGACGAAGAGACTGAAGAGCGTCCAGCGTCTGCAGCGCGAGTAATCCGCCGCGGCTGGGGAGCAGCAGAATCCGTCAAGAATGCTGACTCGCCGTACGCACAGCGTCTGCGCGTTATGGAAGACCCAATCGTCATCAAGTTCCTTGAGGACGAGCCTTACGCTTCCTATCGCCAGCACTGGATCGAGCGTTCCGGCCAGAAGTCATTCACTTGTATTGCTGACATCGACCCAAAGGGTTGCCCACTTTGCGATGCTGGTAGCCGACCGGCCACCCGCTTCTCGTTTAACGTGGTTCTTCTCAGCAGCGACAGTGACCCTAGTGTCAAGTCGTACGAGGTTGGCCCCCGTGTTATCGACCAGCTGAAGAACTTCCACAACGACCCCCGTCAGGGACCATTGTCGAAGCACTACTGGGCGGTGTCCCGCAGCGGCAAGGGTGCCACTTCGGCAACTAACCACCAACTCGTTAAGGAACGAGATCTTGAAGAATGGGACTTGCCGGTGCTCAGCCCCGACGACATTGCCCGTCTCAAGAAGAACGCCTACGGACCAGAGATCATCCAAATCCCAACCCGCAAGGATCTCCAGCAGATCGCACTTGAGGACCTGGACGGCTGATCTCTGTGACAACAGAGATGGTAGGAGCAGGGGGCTACACGGCCCCCTGCTTCGTCTCCACCGTAGAAGAGCTGCGCCAGATAGTTGCCGAAGTTCAACGCGTCGGGGCGTTTGCTTTTGACGTAGAGACACTCGGTTCCATAGAGCGCCACCCAGACGTAGAGCAGTGGATTGAGCGTGAGTGGCAAGATCACCTAGCCACCCTCAAGACGACCCACCCCGATGTCCTTGCTCGGGCACGGGAGATCATCGTCAATCGGTGGCGCAACAACCTTGCTCTGGATCCGCTGCGCAACAGCGTGTTCTGGATTGGTATAGCTACGGATAACCAGTCTTGGGCCATCCCTATGGGGCACCCCAACGGGGCAATGCTAGAACCAGCTGAACGCGGTGACGGCTCAACGGTTCCGCCCCCCGGCTACCGCGCCATACTTAAGAACGGCAAGGAATCTAAGGCTAAGGCTAAGTATTACAAACCAGCCGTGTACAGCCAGCCCCCCAAGCAACTGTCACCGTCAGAGGTATTTGATGCCCTGCGCCCCATATTCTTTGATGACACCATTGTCAAAGTAGGGCATAACGTAAAGTTTGACACCAGGTCAGTACGTAAATACTTCGGTGGTGACCTTCCCCCTGGCCCCTTCCTTGATACGATGCTGCTGCAGCACGTGCTGAATGAGAACTTGACTGAGTACAGTCTTGAGCATCTGATCGCTCACAACTTCGATGGGTTTAATGCCTACCATCGTGACGGGAAACTAGGAGCGATGATCACGGAAACCTCGTTTACAGAGGCTCTCCGTTATGTCCACCTGGACGTTAGGTGGACATGGCTTTTGTACAAAAAGCTGTACGCAAAGGTTATTAAGACTCCAGAGATCCTTGCTTCTCTCCGCCAGGACATGTCTGTACTACGCGTGCTCATGGACATGGAAGACACGGGCATCCCGGTTAACCAGAGGTCAATGACCAAACTTGGCAAAGAGTTAGAGCAGCGCCTTAACGAGATCAACCTTGAAATGATGAACTACGCGCCGCCCGGGTTCAACCCCGACAGCGTGAGGCATAAGCAGCAATTACTTTTCAACAAGAAAAGGGAAGGCGGACTTGGTCTCAAGCCATCAAAAACCACTCCCAGCGGTAAGCCATCTGTTGATGAGGAGTCACTTCGTAAACTAGAGACTAAGCACCCAGTAGTGCCACTCATGTTGGAGTGGGCTGAAACCAAAAAGCTGGTGTCAACATATGTTGACGGTTTGCTGCCAAAGTTAAACCACGGTCGTCTGCACCCATCGTTCCACCTGCACCGTACGGCCACCGGGCGTCTTTCATCAAGCAACCCGAACTTGCAGAATATCCCTCGCGACAGCCACGTACGAGGCCTGTTCGTGGCCCCGGAAGGTTACGAACTGCTCGTTGCCGACTACGACCAGATCGAACTTAGGGTCATGTGCATGTTCTCCCACGACGTAAAGATGAGCGAGTTCTTCCTAACGGGGGCGGACATCCACTCCGGCGCTGCTGCGCTGTGCCTCAATAAGCCAGTAGAGCAGATCACCCCAGAAGAGCGGCAGCTAGGCAAAGGCGTTAACTTCCTAACCGCCTACGGTGGTGGGGCTCAGAAGCTTGCCCGAACAACGGGCATTGACGAAGAGCATGCTAAGTTTGTTATTGACCAGTACTATAGACAGTTTTCTGGAATAACTAAATGGAAGCAAGAGGTTATATCCTATGGAAAGTCTAAGGGCTATGTTAGTACCCTCTCTGGCCGTCGTCGCCACCTCAACGATCTTGTATCTACTGATCAGCAGCTTCGAGCGCGCGCGGAAAGGCAAGCCGTAAACGCCGTAGTCCAGGGGTCTGCTGCTGACATTTGCAAGAAAGCAATGATCGATGTTTACGACGCACTATCACCTCACGGGGCAAAGCTGCTGGTACAGGTACACGACGAACTCGTCGTCCTTGTAGAGCAGGGCCAGGCAGACGACTTGATGAACCTGCTGGTTACGGCTATGGGTGATGGAGTAACATATGAGGGCATCCCACTTAAGGTGTCCTGTCACTCAGCAGCTAGCTGGGCGGAGGCTAAAGGTAAATGATGAGCACATCCCCAGTAGACAAACGAAATTTCTATCTGGCCCTATCTATCCTAGAAGGGCAAAAGATTGCTTCGTCTGCTGGTTTCTCCGTACCCTCTCAAGAGGTACAGGAGAGCGAAATAATGGACACTATTAGCCGCTGGCTAATCCTGACTAACCTCGGTATCTTCCAGACAATCCAGGAATGCTCGGAATGGATGATGGAAGTTGTCAAGATACATAACGATCTAGACGAGGACGATCTTGAGAACACTAAGAATGTAATCATGTCATTCGGTATGGCTCTTGTTTCGCACCTGGTAGATAACGACATGTTGTTACTGCCAGAAGTTGCACCAAGGGAGATTGACAGCAGCAAAGGTTCCGCTATATTTAACCTCCTCACGTTTATCATCACCGATGAAGACGACGAGCTGTACGATCTAGAAGACGAGGAAGAGGACGATGAGTGATTGGTGGTCACGCCGGTTGGCAGATACCTCACCGCGACCAACCCAGCGCCAGGAAACCGCACCCCCGGTAACACCCCCAACGAGGTTTGGGGTGCATGTTCCTGTTCAAGCCCCCGCGCAACAGGCCCAACCAGGTAATCAGCGGGTTCTAGACGAGAACCGTGCCCCCACAGATAACGTTTCGATGGGTGAAGCTATCCGTCTATGGAAGGGCGGCGAAGCGGCCCGTCGTGAGGGTGGTGCAACTTGCCCATCCTGCGGTAGTCGTAACGTGTTTTCTCGGGCCAAAGGCACTATGGTGAATGGTGCCACCCCAGCCCCACGTTGCTTTGAGTGCGGCTGGAACGGAATCTACGAACAAGGCGAACAATCCAGCTGGGTTGTATAACTAGGAGAACAACTTGAAATCTGAGCAGTGGGAGACGATCCAGTCGATCGTCGCTTCCGTCAACAAAAAGTACGGCGAAGACATCATCGTCCAAGGTAGCCAGGTCAAAGAAGAGCTTCCTCGCATTACAACTGGGGTCCTAGCATTTGACCTCATGCTTGGTGGTGGCTGGCCTGTAAATCAGTGGTCAGAGATAATCGGGGACGAGTCATCAGGCAAAACAGCTCTTGCGTTCAAGACCATCGCCGCCAACCAGGCAGCTGATCCGGACTGGATTGCAATGTGGGTTGCTGCCGAGGAATTTGTACCAGAGTATGCTGCTGCGATTGGCGTAGATCTTGAGCGCCTATGGGTGGTAGAGACCAACGTCATGGAGCACGCCTACGATCTGATTCTCCGTGCCATGGAAAACCGTGCTGTTGACTGCATTATCCTCGACTCCCTACCAGCTTTGGTGCCTGGTGATGAAGCAGAGAAGATGATGGAAGAGTTTTCCGTCGGCCTTGGCGCTCGCCTTACAGGTAAGTTTTTCCGCAAGTCGTCAAAGGCACAGAAGCGCTCCCTCATTCGGGAAGACCGTGGCTGTACTGGGTTGATTATCAACCAGTGGCGCGAGAAGATCGGAGTCTTGTACGGCGATCCGCGCACTACACCCGGTGGCAAGGCCAAGAACTTCCATTACTTCACTCGCGTGGAAGTCAAGCGTGATGAGTGGATCAAGCATAAAGACGAGCCCATCGGCCAGACGATCCGTGCCCGTACTATGAAGAACAAGACCTATCGACCGCAACAGGTTGCTCAGGTTGACTTTTACTTTGCTGACCACGACACTTTCCATCTTGGGGAGTTCGACACAGTAAAAGACATCGTTAACATTTGTATTGCTATTGAGGTAATCACGCGGGCGGGTGCCTACTACAACTACGGCGATCAGAAGTGGCAGGGCAAAGACGCTCTAGTAACCCATGTTCGCGGGGACCTAACAATGCAAGAAGAGCTAAAGCAGAAAGCAAAGGAGTACTTCCTGTGATTTTTGGTAAGGACGACGCCAAAGCTGCACGACGCAGCATTATGAAAGCTTCACGCAAGCAGGAAGATCGGTCAGCAAAAATCTACCGCGGTAGCCGCAACGCCGGGTCAGGCTCAGGGTGGCTTCGCAAGAACGATGTCCGTAGCCACAAGTTCCTTATTGAGAACAAGTTGACCAATAACGTTAAGAGCTACAGCGTTAAGCTTCAGGAGATGAACGAGCTAACACAGCGCGCGATCCTGGACGACAGAACACCCGTTCTGCAGTTCGATATTGGTGGCAAGCACTTCGTCGTACTCAATGAAGACGATTTTATTGCCATGGCCGAAGACCTGGGTGGACTCGATGACTGAAGAGACTATTCATACTAATTCAATCCCAGGGTATTCAACACCAGGAATAGTGCAGATTACTTATAAGTCAGAACCCATATTTGGTGTTGAAGATGGTGTCGAATACCACAATGTTATAGAGCATTCAAATAAGGTTAATATTTTTATTTGCGAACTGTGCCACTCAGCAGTACTTGAACCCCACACAGATCTACACACCGCATGGCATAACCCAGGAGCATCTGAATAGTGGCTGACGAGACACCGTGGTACTTGAAGGAGTACCAGAAATCATTGAAGTCCCGTGGCCGCCTTGTTCCGCTGGCAGAAATGCAGTTGATCAAGTCTCAGCAGATGCGCAACACCTTTCGAGATACCGACCATCTGCACCCCAGCGAGCTTTCCAAGAAGCACTGGTGCCCCCGGTCGTCGTACTACACCATTACCGGTGAGGTTAAGAAAGAGGAGCGGCTGACGTTCAGCCGACTAAACGTATTCGAAGAGGGTCACGCCATTCACCACAAATGGCAAACCCTACTATGGAAAGCCGGGGTGCTGTCAGGTGACTGGGACTGTGAGACGTGTGATCATACCTGGACTGCAACTGCTCCTGATACCTGCCCTAGCTGCGGTGGTGTTCGTATTAGGTACCGCGAGGTTCCTGTGCATAACGCTGAACACCGGATACTCGGGCACGCGGATGGAAAAGTGGTTGATAAACAAGGTACAGCCCTTGTCGAAGTCAAGAGCGTAGGCGTTGGCACTGTCCGCTTTGAGAAGCCCAAATTGTTTGCGGACTACTCAAGCGGAGCCATGAACATCGATGGCCTATGGCAAAACATCAAACAGCCGTTTGCTTCTCATGTCCGGCAGGGTAATCTGTACCTCTACTGCACTGGCATCGAAGAGATTGTGTTCATCTATGAATGGAAGCCAACACAAGAAGTCAAAGAGTTTGTGGTCAGGTACAACGAAGAGATTGTTAAACCAATTCTTGACAAATGCAAACTGGTTATTGAATGCCTATCTGAGAATGTTGCTCCCGAACGACCCGACTGGGCAGAGTCAAAAGACTGCACAGGATGCAAGTACTGCCCCTACCAGAAAGTCTGCTGGCAATGACACGGATCATCAGTAGAGATCAAGCCGAACACCCTGCTGTTACAAAGTTCAATAGTAAGTTTGAACTGCCCAACCGCCCCGGTGATAACCCTCCAACCATCCCGTTCGACCTTGACGACATGGACGACAGAGATCTCATGGAACTCTATTCCCAGTTCATGGCCTGGGTGTCTTACGCCAAGGCTGAGCTGGTAAAGTCTGAGATCGATGAGGACAAGGAATCCAACCTGGCCCGCATCCTGGAGGCCCGGGTCCTTATCGAGCAGTGGGGATCGGACGCCAAGGGTGACCGTGTTACTATTGCCAAGGCCCGCCGTGATGTAGACGAGCGGGTAGTTCTTCAGCAGGAGAAGTACCAGAATGCTCGGGCTTATCGGAAACTTGTGGAAGCTCTGTTTGAGGGCTGCGAGCGCGGTGCGCAACTTCTATCTAGGGAACTAAGCCGTCGTATTGGGCTTCATGGTAAAGAACAACGTACAAGTAGATTTGGAGCATAAATTGGAACAAGAAAAGACGCCCAAACCATTTAAGGCCTACAACATCTTTGGCCGCCTAAAAAGATCAGCTAACTACTCTTACATCTACAAAAAAGAGTATAAAAAGGCTATGAAGACTTTAAAGAAGCTTGAAAAGAAAAAGGGTCAATCATGACGTTTAGCCCAACATGGGATGAGCTTGGCCGTGCAGCAGCCAAGGAAGCAAACGAGCAGCTACGTCGCAGTAACGAACTGGGCCAGCAGATGCGATCTAACGACACTCTCGGAGAAATCCGAGACATACTGAAGGCCATGCTAGACGCACAGCAAGAGGACACCCTTAGGTACCGCGAGCAGGCAGCCCATAACGCGGATATTGCTCGACAGCTAATGAACACCGTTAATGATCGAGAAGAAGAGATTCTACATCTACGTAATGAGGTCTTTAATTTGCGCGAGCGCATCCGTATGTACATGCAGGAAACGAACAACGGTGGATAACGACTACATAGTATACGAAGATCTCAAAACAGCAAGATGTTGCAGGGACTGGCCCCACATACCCTATCTGCGTATGGGCGTGTGTGGACTATGCGGACGCCAGCCAGAAATAATTAACGAAGCATATAAACGCCGTAGGACAGCAGCCGATGGGCAACCGAGCTAAGCAAAAGGGCACAGCGTTTGAAACCCTTGTACGTCAGTACCTAAACGACAACGGTTTCCCCGAGGCACAGCGGACCGTACTAAAGGGCGGCGGCGATACGGGGGATATCAATGGGATCAAGGGCCCCAATCGACAGGTAGCCGTACAGTGCAAGAACCAGAAGGCGTTCTCGTTGAGTGCGTGGTTAGATGCCACGGTAGAGCAGGCAGCTAACCTGGGTAATGCCGCCCCTGCCCTGGTTGTTAAACGCCCTGGTAAAGGGGAAAAAGCGTTGGGTGATTCATACGTTGTTATGCGCCTTAGTGACTTGGTTGAACTGTTAAAAGAGGCCGGTTACTCCTAGTATTTATGGACGTAGGTCCATAAGAGTATAACGGAGTACACAATGTCTCAAGAGCTATCGGTAGATGACGTAATAAAGGTTTCCGGTACGAGCAACCCCCAGAGTGTGGGCTCGATCGTAGCCCGAGCGGTTGTAGCAGGGCAGGCCCCCAAGATGCGGGCCATCGGTGCCAGCGCAGTTAACCAGGCCGCCAAAGCCTGCGCTATTGCTCGCGGGTTTGCCGCACCGCGAGGGATTGACCTCTCGTTTGTTATCGGATTTGATGACATAAAGGGCGAGAATGGTGAGGTTATCTCTGCCATAACCTTTAAGCCTGTAATCCGTTAACACCTCCACAAAGTGGTAATATCTATTCATATCCCATTTAGTCGGTGAGGTTACATTAATGGCTTCAAAGAAAAAGCGAGTAAGCGCTCCTGCAAATCGTCGCGCTAAGCTAACAGGCCAAAAGACAAAGCAGCGACTCCAGGCTGAGGCGCGCGTTGATGAAGCTCGTCGCCTGCGGAAACAGCGTGCTGAATCAGACATTGCCCTATCAGGAGGATCAGTCGAAGACTACGATCCCACCGAAGGCGGGATGGTCAGCGTCGGGCTCGAAGAAGATGAAACCCCTGATATCAGCACTGGCCTGCGATCGGCTCTTGATGTAGGGCAGGACATCGATATTTCTGATCCTGACTATCTATCAACCCAGTTCAGTGATGACCCAGCGCGTGTACTAGCTGATTACGCTACTGCTCGGGACACTTCCCTTCAGGGGTTCCTACCAGGAGCAAATGTTTCATCTCGCGTTTTGGGGCGTAATATGCCTTCGCGGCGAGCGGGCACTCCAGTAGGAGACATTCTTAAGCAGGAGTCGATTGGCCGTGCTGCCGAGACACCACGTATTATGAGCCCGGATCCAAAAACGGCTCGACGCACACAGATCAAGCGCGCCGCTAGCGATACCACACCAGAGGCAGACGTAGTTGTTGGAAGCGCCGACCGTCCTGCGGGATTTGATAAGCCAAAGCCATACTCAATCGGATCACTTGAGAAGTCAATCGGCATCACCGAAGGCGCTCAGAGGACACGTCTTGTTAAGGAAGTTAAACAGCCAGAGTATTTTGAAAAGACACAACGCCGCAGTCCGATGATCCTCGGAGGCGGTCGTCCAGGCCCATCCCCGAGTGCCGCTGATGCTGCTGCTATAAAAGCATGGGACCCCAAGGTTGGTAGAGATCTCACTGGACAACGTATAACGTTCCCAACACAGGAGGAAGCCTCGGAGGCATCTCAGGTTGTAAGTGGCCTCGGAGCTATGTTCGGGCAAGCACCTGTCAGCCCAGAAACAACGCGATCTGCAGTTGGATCAGTGGTTCGAGATGTTCAACGTAATGTCCCATTGAAAACTCGTGAAGGATTTCGGATTACACCCAATCCAGACGACCCCGATGAACCATACATCATGGACCCCCTGACTGACGAAGGGGCGCTACGCGAGGTAGTTGGTCGCCGTCGCGAAAGGCGCAGCGGAAAAGTTGGGGTTACGTATATCCCGAAAGCAAAAACCTCACGCACTAGCTCAGGGCAGGCCGCCCGCCTGGTAAACCCAGTAAGTGCTGATGTTGACCCTGCTAACCCCACTGGCACGCCAATGCGTACAGACCTATTGCAATCAAATCTTCGTGAATACCAGAAGGCTGGCTTTCGGGGGACCACAAAGCAAATGATCAACACCATGGGTATTGATGAAATTACATCTGCTATTGGTGAGATCGAAGTCGCAGAGCAACCCCTTGGTCTAAAGACCTACTCTGAACTGCGCCCCCTTGCCGAAGGTGGTCCTCGTATTGGCGGCGAACAGCCATATGATATTGAGCTGCAGGGACAGGATGGCAAGGGACTTCCCGTCCCCTTCGATTACCGACGCAGTAATTTGGGGCGGCGCAGCGACCCAGGCCGGTCAATGCCAACCCCATCACTCCGTGGTATTGCAGAACTGAAACAGCGCAGCCCGCGTGCCGGAGCCGCCCTAGAGGCTGGTATGTACACCGGCACAGTCGGCCCCAGCGACACTATTAAATGGGAGCGTGGCGAAGTGCCAATGTGGCGTCGTGGTACTGAGGTTTCGCCTGGCGTAACGCCACGCACACGCCCAGCCCCAGCAGCCCCTCCTGCACCAGAGCAAGGGCCCGCACCAGCAGGTGGTGACCAGCGTGTAGCCCAGGATGTTGCCCGCAACGCTCAGGCCGCTCTCTACAAGTCACCAGAGGGTATTGCCGCCCGTCAGGCAATGCGAGGCCAGCAGTTCGTTGCAACATACCAGCAAGCTGTTGCAGCGCTAAGCCAACCGCCCAAGAAGGCGTACCCAGTAGTTCCCGGAACCGGACCTATGCCGCCACTACAGTACAGCGAAGAGACCGGTGCAATGGAGGAGTTTAAGGCTCCCAAGGATCAGCCTACTGATTTTGAAATGCGCAACAGGGCGTTACACGTAGCACCGTTTGAGTCACGCGGGGGTATGGTTGGGGCATACCAACGAGGCTTGTCTAATTATAATTACAACTTGCAAAAGGCAGAAGAGAAGAAGCGCCGCCAGCAGCCCTAAATATTTATTATCTATATGACAAAACATTCACAAAAAGACTGGTACAAACTAGCTAACTCACCAGACTATGAAGATCAGTTTGATGAGTTATACGAAGAAGAAGTAGTCCATCAAAGCAAACAACGACGCAAGGAGCATGGTCGATTTGGCGTCAAAGAAGACTACTGATTCTAAGAAGCGCAAGATCAAGAAGAAGCCGCGCCCAGTTCCCCCCACAGGAGGTGGGCAGGCTTCCATCTTGAACAGCATGGGTGGTGCGAATAGCCGTGGCTAACCAACAGACTTTTACTGATTGGGGTGGGGGTTACGACCCATATGCCAATACCAGCCAGCCCCTGCTTGGACCCGCCCCAGTATTCCGTAACGGTAAGGACCAGCAGCTTGCCGCTTGGGGCGCATCTCCTGATGTGCAGTACCCAGACGGGTATTTGGGGACAATGTCCTCTAATCGCCGTCAAGATAAGTTGACAAATGCGGTAATGCGTTCCAACACCAGACCGTATTCACGTGGCGTGCACAAAGGTGAGCGCATCAACCAGGGTGATTACATCTGGCCACAGGAGTTCAATCCCCTGACCGGCCTGCAGTTGCAGGCTCAGGGCAAGAAGTTCGCCCCACCTGGGGCGGAGCCTGTGCGTCTTACCAACGACGGTAAGACCGGCCCCCGCGGTATTCCACGTGGGTTGTCTCGGCCCCAGCAGGAAGTCGTCAACATGGAGCGCCGCAGCAAGCTAAAGCGCCTAGCACCACCGTGGAGATGACATGCCCTGGAAACCATCTGACGCACCTAAAAAGAATAAAAAAGTAAACACCAATGCTGAGAAGAAGCAGTGGTCTGCTGTAGCAAATAAGGTGCTAAAATCTACAGGAGACGATGCTAAAGCAATTAGGGCAGCCAACGCTGCTATTAAAAAGCGAGGTAAGTGATGGGATCAGGATCTTATAATCCACAGGGAATGCCAGAAGGAGATCAAACCGAGCGGTTTGATTCAACTACTGCACCTGCACCTAAGCCGCGAAAGATCAAGGGGACTATTCGTGGTGGCATGGGCGCTGGTCGTGGGGACAACGCTAACTCACAAGGGTACTAATAGTGCCTAAGCCTTGGACTACACGGCAGGAGATGCTTACTGACCTGGCCCTGGAATCCGCGATCAGCGATCCAGAGACCATTAGGCAAACACGCCCTGTCGTACCCCAGGTTCTTTTCCCAGATCGTCTTGGTTTTGCTCGCCAAGAGCACACCATCATTAGTGTGCTCAACACCAGCCGCTACGGCGCTCCCTCATATAGGTCCTGGGTATCCGGTATGCCAGTAATGCGTACTTCATTTGAGGACGGTTCGTTCTCCGGTTCTGGTCGGTATTCAATGAGCAGTCTCTGGAGTTCATGATGGTAATGCAGGCACAAAATCCAGGATGGTCGTCTACCCCGATGGCGGGTAACGCCAGCAACGTCGATACTTTCTCCCGTATTATGGCCATGCGTTACGGTGGCCGTGAGGACGACATCTGGAGCTACCTTGATCAGCCCGGATACCGCACGACACTCGGTAGCCCCTCCTCCGCGCCAGGAGGTAACTGGGGGTATAACACTGGCTCAGGATCAGTATCAATCAGCGGCCCCGGTGGTGGTGGAACCCCATCTAACCCAGGTGGGTACAATTACCGAACACTCGCCAACACCGCCGGTATGACTGCACAGTTGGGCAAGACAGCGGCCAACTTTGCCATGGACCGTATGCCTGGGGCTGACCCAGATCTTGACTTTCGTTTTGGTGGCACACCCATTTACCAAAATTACCGTGGAAAGCAACAGCGAGCAGAGCGTATACAGAACATCCGTTCTCGTCAGCAGGCACGTGCAGACAAGCAAGCCGCAGCTGCAAAGTCTGCTCGTCTGGGGGAGTTTGCTGGGCGCACTATGGGAACTGCAGAATCCCTGCAGACAGGTATGCAGCAAGGCCCTATGCAACCAGGGGCTAAATCGCCACTGCGTAGGCCCACGGCCAATAGAGAAGTTAACCTTCTCGGGTCATTCCCGATGACACAGAGCGCTACAACTGGTGGTCCCACGGATGACATTTGGGGAACACCAGTAACGCAATCCACTAGCGGCGCGTCCACCTATAGTGTAGGATCTGATGACATTTGGGGTTCCGGTGACATTTGGGATTCCCCAACCTTCTCACAACACCAACAGGGAGCATCAAACATGGCAGCAGGACAGCAGACCACCACACAGCGACGAACCGGAGCAGCAGGCGCTTCACAGCGCCCCAACCAACCACGCAACCGTGGCCGCGGTAAAGGTAACCGCGGTTTCGGCAAGAAGCTCTGACAGATAAGGACCCGCTATGGCTATCAACGACTCCCGCTCGATGAACAACGACCTCCACCTCGGCACAAATGATGGGCGTCTGAAGAACCTCACTCCAGACCGCGGTGGTGAAGTCGACGAGTCACACGCCAACGTGCGGTCCGGATTACTACAGGCACAATACAACGTAACTGATATGATGAAGGGTGTTACACCTAAGGTACTTGACCACGAGTACGAATCAGGCTACGCTGAAGACTGATTAATCGCTAATTAGGAGCACAATATGCCCAGGCTTCTGGCCTGCCGTTCTTGCGGCACCATGTATAAGATGCACGACTATGACGGCCCTCCTGACTACGACATGGAGCTCCAGGAACTAATCAAACGCCACCTCGGCCAGGCATCGGATCAGAACCCTGACTCCCACCTATCCCTTATCTTCCGGGTAGACGAGAAGACCTGGGAAAAGCTGGGCAATGAAACTCAGATCCAAAAAGAGCTCCTCAAGAACGAGTGGGAAGTACGAGAAGTACGCGATGACCTCAAGGTTGAAGCCCTTAAGTGCTTCAACAAGCATAACCGGCCATCTGGAATGTGTCCAGATTATGAGGATGGGTCTAAGGTGATTGGCCGCACTATCGGTGTGCCTAAGGAGAACCTCCAATACCTATGCCATTACTGCCCAGCATCCGCTTACGTTATTCATAAGGTACGTAAGGCTAAGGGGATGTACGACGGGTGATCGTCTTTAACTTTGCTGTCCTGGCAAGGCCAGCTGAGAACCTGTCGCTACGGCAACCCGACTCAGACGGCAGAGCCCTGTGGGGTGCCATGTTTGATAAGTACATGGGCCGTATAATTGTTGTATGCGACGAGGTATATGACCGCTCGCAATTTATGGACTGGCTTAAACGGGAACAGTTCAAGGCATCAATGCTTGACTTTTTAGACGAGGAAGACCCAGTTCTCAAAGCGGAAAAAGTACACCGCATTGGGTCAGCCGCGGGCAAGATTAACTGGTACATAGACAACGACGCCAGGACATGCGCCGAGACCATCAAGCTGGGCATCCCCACATTGGTAGCAGCCGTACCATATATCGTTCGCCCCGAATGGGATACGGGTAGGAAGATCAGGGAGTGGGGCTCACTTGTAGATGAAATTGACACACAGGCCCTGAAGGCTGCTGAGCGCTCGTGGAGGGATGTATGAAGGTATTCCTGGGCGGAGCTGAAAAGGGTGCCCACAGAAACATGCTTATCGCTAACGGCGTACAAAGCATGGCGGTCAACCTTACCCACTTGCCTATCCCCAAGGTGAAGGAGTTCCACGTCCCTACCGTGTTCAATGGTGCTGAGGTTCTGTTGTACACCTCAGAAGGTGATGAGGATGAGAACCGGTATACGGACTTCGTTCGGGAACACATCGATGATCTCTCTTTCGTCATAGGTCGTCCTGGCTATGACGGTGACTGGATGGGCGATAAATACATACCCCTGTGGTCTGACGGGGACGACCTAGAGCGTCTAGCGTGGTTATGCCAACGATACGGGCGAGCCGCCATATCCGACAAAGCAATCAACGCTAAGACCGCCCCGCGCATCCGCTCCCTCTCGCAGCGGTGGGGAGCCTCCTTAATTGGTTTAACAAGTAAGCCAGACGTTATCGAATCCCTACCTTGGTCAGCGGTAGTCGTCGGCTCCTGGACTTCCGTTATTCGCTACGGGGAAACCCAGGTATGGGATGGGCACGGGCTACGGCGGTACCCGGCCCAGCAGAAAGAGTCGTCTCGCAAGAAGCACCGCCCAGACATCATCCGTCTCGGAGTCGACTACGACGCTGTTATGGAAGACGATGTTAGTGCAATGGGTACACTTGCCATCCGCTCGTGGTTGGCGTGGGAAGAGTCCACAATTAGGGCCTATGACCCCCAGGTTGATGACGACGAAGAAGAGTTCGTAAACAACGAAACAGGGGAAATAGTTACTATGACCCCTGAAACCCATACCCCACCTAAACTGGTTCCCAAAGCATCACCTATTACTACCGCGCCCCTAGAAAGGCGGCACGAGGGGGAACGCGTATTACTACCGGTAATCGGTATAGAGAACATAGTCTCGGTTGGTACTCAAACCGACTATGACCAGGGTGAATACATTGAAGTGGACCCCCAAGAGACCCCCGTAATCAGGTATCAATCGGGTCCTCTACGCCAGTGTGATAGTTGCTATCTAGCATCTCGTTGTCCTGCATTCCGCGAACATTCTGATTGTGGTTACAAGTTGCCTGTGGAGATACGCACCAAGGACCAGCTGACCGCCATGCTGCAGGCGTTAATTGAGATGCAGGCAAGCCGAGTTTTGTTTGCTCGGTTTGCTGAGGAACTTGAGGGACAAGGTCTTGACCCAGCCCTTTCATCAGAGATGGATCGCCTCTTTGCCTTGGTTGACAAGTTTAAGAATATCTCTGACACCCGCGACATGATGCGTATTGAGGTCGAGGCCCGCGGTAGTGCCGGTGTACTTTCTAGGCTCTTTGGCCAAAAGGCCGGGGAGATATCCAGGCAGTTACCGGGAGGCGGGTTAGATGCCTCTCGTACAGATAACTTCATAGCCAACGTAATAAACATTGACGAGCAGCAGTAGAACCTGTAGTATCACGGGCCTAACAAGGAGCATACATGGAACCCATTGACGCATACCAATACGCTAAGTCTCTTGCCGAGACGGCTGATGACCTGATCTCGGATATGACGAGTTACACCGTACAGGACATCGCGGACATCCTCCGTGATGCCTCAGAGTTCATCGCTGCTCAGGCAGCTGAGTTTCGTCGGTACAGAGAACTAACACAAGTTACACTCACTGTCGGCAATGAAGTTGTAGATCTAACACACGAGATCCTACCGATGATCAACTCCTCGTTCCTTCAGGAATGGGTACGTAACGCTGTACACGCCTATCTCCATAACGGCCCGACACACGCCCACACACACTGATGGACTTTCAAGAAATGAGGCAAGCCATGATTCGGGCCCTAGAACCAGCGATCACCAACGGTAGCCCAGAGTTTGAAACAGTCGTTGAAGAGGTTCTTGAGATGCACCGCCGCAAGGGTGCGGACTACGGCACCGACGAGGACTTCTTTGCAAACGTAAGCGCATCCGCTAATTGGGGTATCGAGCCATGGGTTGGGGCAATGATGCGGGTAAGCGACAAGGTGGCCAGATTACAATCGGCTGCTAAGGGATCTACCCTCAAGAACGAGGGGATCGAGGACAGCCTCCTTGACATCGCCACGTATGCGATTATCGCAGTGTGCCTGTTTCGTCGCAGCGCCTCACCACACCCACGGCACCTACTCTCAAACGAGCGCCTGTTTGATGAAGTAATACTAGAGGAACGTCCACTCAACTCGTAATGGAGTGGATGCGGGACGCGCTCTGTCGGCACAAGAACGCCGACCTGTGGTATCCCCCCCTTGAGTCGTCCTCACCCAACGAGTACTACACCATTGCCAAGCTGGCGTGCCACCGCTGTCCGGTATGGGCGCAATGTCTTGAGGCAGGTAAGTCGGAAACCTGGGGTATGTGGGGTGGGTTGACCCCGCAAGAACGTCGCGGAACAGTAAAGCTTCAGTGCGGTACTGTTGAGGCATACCGAAAAGGTTGCCGGTGTGCCCCGTGCCGAGAGGCCAACGTACGCATCCCGAATCGCGCGGACCTGTCTCTACTCCCGGCTCAAGGCGTCGAGTTCGACGTAAAAGCCCTGCTCTTTACCCTAATTGGTGGATGATGTAGGAACTTTTCGTAACCAGATGGTAACATTGAGTCAACGCCCTACGTCCAAAGTAGGGCGTTTGCTTTATCCGCCTATCAAGGAGCAGACTATTGAGTATCCTCACCATCCCCAGAGCAGTAGGTGTAGCAATCGCAAGTCTCGTGATCACCTTCTGCGCAGGGCAAGTAGGAACACCAGCAGCGGCCCCCGAGTCGACAACGACTACTGTGGTTACCACCACGGCGGCACCTACAACACAACCACCAGCAACCCCAGCACCTACAACCACAACCACATTCCCCGATCTGTCCGGGGTTGACTTCAAGCAAATCGCCAGGGATACCTACGGTAAGTGTGGCGAGTGGCGCGAGTTGGCCCTTCTAGTTGGGTGGCCAGCAGAGGAGTGGCCGACTCTTTCATACGTTTTGTACCGAGAGAGTCGGTGCAACATCGGTAGCCACAACAAGACCGACCCTATGTCCGGCTCTCGCGGCCTGATGCAGATCAACGGCTACTGGTGCAGGCCCTCACAATGGTCAAAGGCTGGTTGGTTGCAGGACCGTGGCATCCTTACCACCTGTGATGACCTTTACAATCCAGAGATCAACCTCCGGGCTGGCCTAGCCATCTGGTTGTACGGCGAAGAAAAGCACGGCTGTGGCTGGCGTGGGCCATGGGCTACCCCATGTAACAAGTACACCACAATTCAACGCCACCCGTAAGTTGCACGTTGATCACAACACGTGTATCATGTATCCCACACCACCACGGTGTACAAAACAAGGAGCAAGTATGGACATCAATAACATCGGTGGAACCGCGGAAGTCGCAGAGCTTCTTAGCTGCCCCAAGCAGCAGATCCATGCGTTGCGTAAGCGCGCCGATTTCCCTAAGCCCATCCGTACTCTCGCAGCCACCCCGCTGTGGAACCTGGATGACATCCGCACCTTTGCAACCACTTGGAACCGTCGCAAGCCAAAGTCGGCCTGATGGAAAAACCCCTACTGCCCGCAGGGTACTACGAGTGCCCTAAGTGCAACAGTGGGTTGGAAGTATTTGTCCCTCTTACCGAGGCTCCAACCCACTGTTGCGGGGTAGGGAAGAAAGTTCATCTAATGGTGTACAAAGGGGAAAAGGGTGTTAAGACTAGGAATAGCGTCAGGGGACTGGGCAAGTCCGCAGAAGACAGCTGATAAAAAAGAACGGTGGGGTGGCTCTGGTTGGGCCCGTGTTGGCCAGTACATCGAACATCTTCCGTTTTCTATCGTTACGGGGACGCTTACCTGGATTAACGACCACCTGGGGATCATGGATCAAGCGGGTGGGTTGCACGATGTCGACGTGATCCTCATGCAGCGCCTTATGCACGCTGGTATCGCAGACCATATTGTGGCCTCCCAGAAGCAGGGCATCAAGATCATTAATGACATTGATGACTGGTATTGGGGCCTTTCAACAGCTAACGATGCGTTCAACCACAACCACCCTAAGCGCAACCCCAAAGAGAACTTCAATCACTATCGGTCGATCATCTCACGATCTGATCTTGTCATAGCCAGCACACCTTACCTAGCTAGTCGTGTCAAGGATTTTTGTCGTGCGCCGATCGTGATCTCCAAGAACACCGTAGACGCCAGACGGTTCACCCCACGTGAGCACTTCGACACGCCAGTGCCTACAGTTGGGTGGGTAGGTAGTACCAAGCATCGCTCAGGGGACCTTGAAACCCTCAAAGGTGTGCTTGCCCCGCTAGTCCGCAACGAGAGCATCCGCTTGTTTCACGGAGGGGTAACTGATAAGGCCCCCTCTTTTGCTTCCCGTGTTGGGGTACCTGAAGAAGCAGTGTCTACGATGCCCTTAGTCCCCCACGATCAGTACCCAAAGCTGATGGTCATGGATATCGGCATAGTACCGCTGACCAACATGCCCTTTAATCGTTGTAAATCAGACATCAAGGGCCTTGAGTATGCCGCAGCGGGCGTGCCATTCATCGCCAGCAACCTCGACGCCTACATTGAGCTGCAGCACGACCTCGGCGTTGGGTTGATCGCCAAAAAACCTCTTGATTGGGGTAAGCACATTAAGAGGCTGTCGGATTACCGAGTACGACAAGAGGAGGCGGACATGAACAGGGAGGTGGTACGGATTAAACGAGACATTTCAATTGGTACAAAGCTACTAACAGACATCATCTCTAACATCTGAAAGACTATGGAACTAGAACTAGACCTACAAAGACAAGTACAACTACCATCACTAAATAACTGGGGGGATGACGCATGGCGCTCCAAGGCAGCCTGCAAGGGTAAAGACACCAGAGTGTTCTTTCCCGAAAAAGAAGATCTAAGCGGGATGACAGTGGCCCAGAAGAAGGCCAGAGAAAGAACTAAGGACTCAACAAACCCCAACCTTCAGGGCAACATGCTTAGCCGCGCTCGGTTGCTGTGCGCTAAGTGTTCAGTTAGGAAAGAGTGCCTAGCGTTTGCCCTGGATAACGGGCTTACCTATGGGATGTACGGCGGGCAGACTTCGCGCGATAGGCGCAAGATGTCGCTTGACAATCTAGAGCAAGATTCACGTATACCAGTTAGGTATTTGATTACAGACATCCAAAGGATGCGCCGAATGGAGGGTAAGCCTAAACCCGTATCTCTCGCTGCGGATTTGGCCCCCTACCTGGACACCACCACGTCAGCAGTAGAAAGAATGATCAAAAACAATGCCCTCCCTGAGTTCATCTGACTTTAGGTGGCTTAACTACGCTATGGATCAGGCGGTTACCGCACCTCACTCTCAATGGAGAGTGGGGGCGGTGATCGTCCGTGGTGGGAGTGTCCTAAGCACTGGTGTTAATCGTTACCGTAACCACCCCTCAAAGGTAATGTCTCTTGATGGGGTCTCTTACCACGCAGAAGAGGTGGCGATCCGACGCGCTGGAGACGTAGCTGGCTCGAAGATCTACGTCGCGCGGGTAACCAGAAGCGGTTATGTAGGTATGGCTATGCCTTGTGAGCGTTGCCAAGAGATGCTAAACGATTACGGTATTCACACCGCCGTCTGGACCACCCCTACCGGATGGGGAAAGATGCGGGTAAGGGAGATGGTCGCCGCCGCTTAGCGGGGCCACTTGTAAGGCAGGTAGCTAGGAGTCTCTGGCCATATCGGTCCATAGTAGTCAGGCTTCTTACGGATCAGGTTTGACCTATGAGACATCATTAAGTCTAGGTCGTCTAACCACGGCGGCATTTCAATCGTTTCCCTGATCTGCTCACGGTTAATAACTGCGTCAGTAAGATGCGGGAGGATTTGGCGCACCTTGTAAGCGCAGGTGTCTTTGTAACCATAAGAAGTCCAACGGTTACATATGGTTAGGGTGTAATACCCCAGGGCGTCCTCGTAGCCATCCCACATCTTGACAGCTGGGTGGTTGGCCCATCCGTAGTTGATGCCCTTAAGTGTTCTGAGGATTTGTAATCCTTCGACTCGTTGCTTACCTAATCGCTGTCGGTCAAGAACAGCGGCATTACCAACGAAGTGTTTACCGTATGGTACGAATGTCTGCATGGTGGTTCTCCTAGTACTGTTTACTAGCCTGTTCTAGCGCTCGGTACAGAACAGGCCATTCTTTCTTCAAACCGCGCTTGATGTGTTCATGGTACGCAGGAACGGGTCCCTGAACCGTGAATGCCTTGATGATGGGGTCTAACAACCCTTTGAGACGCTCTACCTCATCTTCATAGGTCGAGTTATCCTCGACTAAACCGGCATATCCTGCCTGGTATCCACGTAGCCGTTCAATCTCGTTGATGGCGTCGCGCACATCCTGGGGGTCGGGGTGAATCATTTCTAGCGATTCCCGTAGTCGGGTCACGATGTCGTCAGGTTTCATTGCATGCTCTCTTTGTCAGGCTTGTCCCATAGGTGTTTATGACCATTCCAACTGGATGCAGGAATGTGCCTAGACGGGCGACTTCAGCCCGAAGTCGTAAAATTTCATTGGCGGCATCATTCAGAAGCAACCGTGTCTCCATTGGGATATTTGGCGCTTCTGGCGTGTACTGCCATAGTCGGGTCACGATGTCGTCAGATTTCATATCTATTCCGTTATCGGAAGGGTTATGAAATGCTTTCCCGGTCATGGCAGGCTGGGGTACGGCTCGATACCGCTTAGTTGGTACACCTCTAACCACACGTTGTCGCAGTCAGCACAGCCGACGGTCTGAGTCACGAAGTCTGCTTCTGATGGTTCGGGGTGGTTAACCAGTCCTATGCTCTCACTCTCGCAGTAAGGGCAGAAGTACGGGTGTTTGATGTACCTAAGTTGTACCTCGTTAGGGATTTCCTCTTCCATTACATCTCCTTTTGTAGCGTGTCGGGGTTGTACCCGATATCAATCAAGAACTCTCGCAGGCGCTTTATCTCGGCGTTAAGCGCGTGGTATAGGTGCTGCCGCTCGATATTCTCGATAAGAGAAACCTTTTCAAGGTGATCGGGATTACAGCACAGCGTGTTTCGGCATAGGTGGTCCAGCGTCTCAGCCTTGGTAAGACTTATGTGCTTGTGTTGCTCGTATGACCATCGGTGCGCCTGAAACGCTTTGTTACCCACGTACATACGCCCATAACCCTTGTCAACCGGGCCGGTCCACAACCAACAGCCATCGTCAGTGCGGTTGATATTTTTCCAGAACTTATCTTCTGGGAGTTTGGATTTCTCAATGACGTGTAAGACACCATCACGCTGCATCTGCTTATAATGCGCAGCGCACAAACCCTTAGCCACGACTTTCTCGCTACATAGCGGGCCACGGCACAGACTCATATAGACCTCCTTGGACAGCGCCACGATTGCGCTGGTGTGGAGTCTAACCGGACTCACCCTCCCATCCCCGCAACAGCAACGAAATAGGGATGGGAGGGAGGAGAGTTCCTTCAGGTGAAAGGAGACAGGGGAGCGAATGACCACGCTTACCCCTACTAAGGTTCCTGAAGGCTCCGGCTTACTCTCCTTACGCCTGCTTGCGGCGGCCAGCCTCGTGCGAGACGAGCTCGTGGCCTGCGCTACGCAAGTGGTTGATACGGAGACCAACGGAACCAGCGGTGCGGCCCATGATCTCCCCGATCTGACGAGCGGTCTTACCCTCGTTCCACATCTTGATGATGATCTGCTCCTCTTCGACGGTCCACTTGGTGGCCTTACGGACAGCCTTGGGGACCTTGCGGAGAGCGTTGGCGAGGGCACCCTCGTCTACGTTTGAGGCTCGTGCCATGAGGACGATTGCGATGTCACTCTCGACGTAACCCTCAGCAACCAGGGTAACCAGAGTCTTGAGGTCAAGATCGCGGGGGTTGAGGTTGTACGTACTACTCTTGATGGTTTTCATTGTTATCTCCTAGTTGACTCGCAACTGGTTGTAGGGGGTTTTTGTTGTTACTTGATCGACAACATCCTGGGGGATCTTGCCGAGACTTACAGCAGCATCAAGAAGTTCTGTCTTGACCTTAGGTTCTGTGACTTGCTTGAACACTGCTGCGGAGATGAGCTTCTGCAGTTCTTCGGCATTGAAGTTACGTACACCAGGCGACGAAACCAAGGTGATGGTCCGTCCATCGACGGTGATCTTCTTGATCTCGTTGTCTGTCATGTACTGCTTCAGTTGGTTTTCAAGGTCTTTGAGCTTGGGCTCAAATGTCTTGATTGCGTCTCTGATCTGCAGAAACTCTCTGATTTGGTTCTCAATGTTGTGGTCCATGTGGTTCACCCTACCTTGTGTTTATTGTTGCTACAACCTAGCTACCGAAATACCCAGCCAGGGAGTTTGTGACTAGCGGCGCTAGCTCGTTGATATTGCTAATGGTAATGGCGCTATTAGCGCCCTTATCAGCAATGATTGAATGATCTACGTTGTACCCGACGATCATGATGTGGCGCGTTGGTTTACCCCAGATACGCACGTCCTTTAGGTCGCTCCATTCACCATCCGTAAGGATGACTACGAGGTGGTTATGCTTACCGTAACGCTGGTCATCAAGGATGGTCATGGCATCGAACACTTGCGTACCACCGCCAGCTTCTACCTTGACAAACCCGCATTCTTCGTCACCGGCAGCAACTAAGCGTACGTCCTCAGAGAACGTGGTGATAGTGCAGGGGATATCGTAATGCTCGCACGCCTTACGGATACCCATAGCCATGATGCTGACGTTCTCGATCTCATTGCCCATCGACCCTGATGAGTCGATAAGCAGAGACACAGCGAGATCATGGCCGTTGCCCTTATCCCCATCCATGCCTGACCAGAAGTTCATGTCACCAGGCTCACGTGTCGTGTAGGCGGTGGGGTCTAGCACACCGTTCTCCCGATAGAACATCCAAGACGGATCTACTTGAACAACCAAGCGGTCAAGCACATCAAGCATACGGTTACGGACTTCGGTGCTCAGTGTTACCTCAGTGTTATTCATCTGCTTGATTGTGTCGTCACGAATAGCCATCATTCCCTGGCTGGTGTTGATATCAGCCATAACTTCATTAACCTCGTTAATGTTGGTTGAACTGATGTTCTGGTTTACGATCTGCTCAAGCTGTTCCTTGATCGATTTATCACTAACACCATCACCCGCCGACTTGTCGGTGGAATCCTTATCACTATCTGAGTCACCGTCGTTCTCGTCTTTCTCCTGCGTGTCCTCACCAGCGTCGTCAGACGGGCTGCCCCCCTCGCTTGAATCACCGTTGTCGTCTGGTTCCATTGGCGTTGGGGGAACTGGCATTTCCTGTGAACTGCGCTTGTCATCTTTGAAAAGGCCAGAGTGACGGTCAACCTCGCTGATCTTGCCGTTGTTGGAAGAAAGCCATTCCATAAGACAGATGTGCATCTCGATAACAGCATCGTGCATTGTCCTGGCATCGCTGGCATTGCAGTAAGCCAAGATAGCGGACTCCATCCTCGGTATAAGGTGGGCAGCCTCCATGCGCTCAGCCTCGGCTCGTACAGCACGCCGCAATTCCTTTGGCAAATACGTACGGCCAACAAGCCACGGCCAAGCTAGGCCAGGAAGCTGCGGGTCAATGGCATACTTCGCAACGATACTCGTGAAGTACTTAGCCATGATCGGAGAGGTAACAACCATGGCGCGTTCCATACGCTGATCTTCAAGAACGTTCCACGACTGCTGCATATACACCAACGGGTACTGCTTACCATCGATATCGTGGTTACGGCTGCACCCAATCCTGTCACACAACGATGACATCGGCGTAGTCCATGCGATATGCCCACCCTCGTGGTACACAAGGCCTTTGATTACGTGGATTAGCTCAGACACGCTCTCAATGCTGCTGGTGTTAAACGACGATGGATCAACCTGAATGTTAATCGTGTCAAAGTCCGTGTAAGCTTGAACAGCCCTACCGGAGTACTTAGCCGACCCGTGGGACACTTTAACCCGTGCTGTAACGTTCATACTCACTAGCACTCGGCTAGCCAGATTGCTAACGCTATTGATTAGCGCGTCTGACTTCATCCTCTCGTTACGGGAGCGGTGAAGGTAGTTGTTATCCGCAGTTGCTAGCAGCTGTGCCGCGAGGTTACGAGCACGCTTCTCAGAGTTAGCAGCATCTCGTGTGATCCAGTTACGTAGCCTAGATCGTGAGTTCTGTAACTCCTTGCGGGTCATTACTCCGGGCACTACTTCCTGGGGCTCATCAATGTCTGTCATGCTTGCTCCTTAACTGTCCCCTCGACTTCTGTGGTAATCATGAGCCGGATGCTTCGGTCTTCGATTAGGGTTTCGACAACAGTGCGCTCGGCCTTACTGGTGAACTGCCCGCAGAACGACCAGAGTGCGTACTCAACGCCGAACATGGCGATGTCACGCTCAAGACGCTGCAGTGCGGATGTGCCCACCGGTGTTGAGATAGCACGACCCTCACGGGCGTTGCGGAGAGACTGGCCAAGCAACCTGACACCAGGCGACTTGATCAACTTCTTCTCAACTTCCTCGTCGTAGTTCCACTGCAACCAGCGGAACCGTGCGAGGAATGCTTCGTTAGCCTTGCTCATACCGGCATAGCCAGGGTTGTACGTCGACATGATCCACAGGTCAGTAGATGCCTTGACAACATCAGGCATCATGCCACCGTGCCCGTCATCGACAGGCTTACGGATGTTAACGAACTGGTGTCTATCGTCAGCTAACGGGTGCAAAGCCGCGGTGACTGCACCAGGCATTGCGTTGACCTCGTCGAGATACAGGATTCCGCCGATGCGTGCGGCTAGGGCAACCACACCCTCCATCCACACGAGTTGACCCGTGTCGTCAGGACGGTATTGGCCGAACATATCGTGGTCGGTAATGGCGCTGTTACCGGCGAGCAAGAAGATCGGCAAGGGCTTAGACAACCCCATCTCCTTGGCCACAAGGTGGGCGAGAACCTCAACCAGCATTGTTTTACCGGACTGGGTGTCACCAACCAGGCCGATGTTAGGGGCGTACCCATCGATGCGGTCGTCACGCCAGTACTTGACTAGCGCATCGACATCTTTGATACCGCCAGGCAACTCTCGAGATACGTACTCCTTGACAACGCTGGCACGCTGTGGACGCCAACGGTCAAGGGCAGGATCGTCAAGAGATGTGATAGGCGTTTTGGACACGGCCACGGTTGGCACGTGCACTGGTGCAGTACTGGCAACCACAGTTGGTGCGCTGTGCACCACGGGGGCCATGCCGGTGATGCTGAGCTGCTTGGGAATGATCAGCGTCTCACCGACACCAGCGATATCAACACGGATCTTGCGCTGGTCGGGGTGCCCGTCGGGGAAGACGGTGGGATCGATGACCCGTGCTATCAGTCCGGTGTAGGGCCCGGAGTTGATGACTACTTCCATGCCCTCACGGAGGGCTTTGGCTGCAACCATTGGTGGTTCCTTTCAGTTGGTGGTTGAGGTTCATCCTATCCATAAGACAGGAAAGTTGTGGGATTATTTTTGTGACCTTCGTCACTCAGGAGGGTAAGGAATACCGAATGCATAGAACATTTCTTCTAGCTTTTCGATAGATTCCTTAACATCCTTGCTCTTCTTGAAAGATGCATTCCACATCATGTTTACGAAGGCTTCGGCCTCCTCCTTGGAGAAGACAACAACTGTAATGTCATCTCCGTTTGTTGATGATTTGATAATGGGCATATCTCTCCTTATCTGTAAGAATCAATGATGCTGTCTTGTATCTCCTCTAGTAAGAACTCACCCTTACCATCGATGAGTTCACTAGCTGAGAATGCTTTGCCCTCTAGCAATCCCCACAGACGTTCATCTACTGTCCATGAGTTGTCGATGCTGGAAAGGCAGATCTCTACTTCAACATCGGATGTTTGCCCGATGCGATGCAGCCTGTCCTCGGCCTGCTGGATATCTGCAGGTGACCAAGGTAGTTGGGCGATAATGACACGGTGGTTACGACCATCACCATGGAGTGTCAGGCCGACACCCGCCGACTTGATCTGGCCAACCATGACCCGAGCGGCACCAGACGTGAAGTCCTCCACGGCTGATGCTTTCTCCTTATCCCCCATTGTTCCGTTGTACATGACCACGCCGTACTTGTCAAGGCCCTCAGCGATGGGGCTCATCACCGAGTGGTGCTCAGCAACGATAAAGATACCCATGGGTACATCGTCGTGCGCCGTCTCAACGAGCAGCTCTTTCACGTGGTCGATAACACCACGAACTTTGCACTCGCCAGCCAACCGCCGCATGGTGGTTAGCTTGACGAGTGCCTCGTTGCGCATAGCGGCACGGAATGGCAACCCCTCGCCAGCTAGATACGCAACAAGATCTTCTTCGGCAAGGATGTAATCACTTACAGCCTTACCACGTCCTTCGATATGAATTGCTGATCTACCCTTGTGTGGCAGGTTTAGCACTTCCTCACGTCGTCGGCGCATCATAAACGAGCCTGTCATTGCCTCGTGCAGACCAAGTGAATCGATGTTGGCACGCTTACCGTAACGGTTAAGGCGACCCTTGTCGTCACGCTCCACGGGGCAGTAGTAGTTCCAGAACTTACCCTTACCACCGACAGCGGCCCAGGCAGACGCCCCGAGGATCTCGATCTGCGAACCCATCTCCATGTTCCTACCGTTAGGAGTAGGGGTACCGGACATGAGGATCTTGAAACCAGGGATCGTCTTGGCTAGCTCGATGACAGCACGAGTACGACTAGAGCCCATGTTCTTAACACGGTGGGCCTCGTCAACGACTAGCACTTTGATCTGGTGCCGTAGCGAGTGGGGGTCGTCCTTGTCTACCCAACTACGGATCACGGAGTCACCGATGATGTACACATCAGCAGGTGGTAATGGGTATGTCTCCATACCCTTGATTACAAACACTTTGAGATGCGGAGCGAACTTCTGCAACTCCTTGATCCACGTCGTACGCAACGACGGGGGCACTACCAGAAGAGCAGGAGTCTGCCCGATAACACGAGCAGACTCCACAACTCCTATGGCACAGGCTGTCTTACCTAACCCCATATCTAATGCTAGGTAAGCCTGCTGATGGTCAAGTACGAACTGCACCGCCTCCTGCTGGTGCGCTAGAAGTGGTACAGCCAGAGTTGGCAACGTAAGCATTTGTGGTCCTCATTGGTAGATCACTTCGTCAAAGTCTTCGTAGATGTCAAGTAGGCGGCGACGATCTGGGCCGCTTAGGTCAGGCCTCTCGTCAATGGGTATCTCTACTAGTACCTCCCCCAAGGAGCTCTCCACCTCCTTGATAACCCCTTCGAATACCAACTCGCCTTGCTTCATGAACTTGCAGTAGAAACCGGTGAGTACCCACAACAAATGCTCTGGGCCACCGTCTGCACCGTCGTCAAAGGTAAGTACGTACGGGTTAGCTCTCATTGGTGGTTCTCCTAATGATTATCTGGGATATCAACCGTACTACCCCAACCGTGCTTACCACGGTACTGGATGTACACGGCCAACATCATGGCTCGGATGTTGAATCCGATGAACGCAAGAGTACCGATGTACCGGTACACCACGTTGGGGTCGCTGAGCATGATACGCCCGGCGAGCAAGATTGTCAGTGCTAGTGCAGCGAATTTTGTGTAGACAATTCGCTTAGATGAAACGTGAAATTCAGGCATCCTCTTGTCCTGTGCATTTGGGGCAATAGCTCTCGTAGACACTCGGGCCATGATCGCAGTAAGCGTCGTCGTTCCACAGTGGGTGATCCATATCTAGGTTCTCCCACAGGGCGTGCATCGCTTCACCGAAAGTACGGCCAAAGTCATATGCGATTGATTGTGCCGACTCGGGGTCACCATTGTAGGTGACCCCGGTCGACAACTGTGATTCAACGAGCCCCAGTTTGAACTCCTCCGGATGATCATGGATGATCTGCCAGTAGAAGTCAGCTGTCGACTCGGTGATACGGAACCCGTCCATCAGTCGACGACGGGAGGCTTGCGATGCGCCGGGATAGGAAGACGCAGCAAGTGCATGTTGTCACCCGCTCGGTGAGCGTTGTAGGCACGGCAGTACGCATACAGATGCTCGCCACGGTACGGGTTGCTGGTGTTGCGAACCGCCCAGTTGCGCAGGGCAAGACGCGGGTCACCAGGGGACATATTCGTACCCTCCGCAACTGACTGGAAGAACATCTCGGCCTCAGCCTGTCCGTACTTCTTGGTGATCATCATGTACAGAGCAGCCCAAGCGGGGCGGTTACCCCGACAGTTGTTGTACACGGTACGGGCTGCGTTAACAGCATCGTTGACCAGATCATCGTTAACAGCAACGAAATTGGTGATATCGGTGCGGGTGATGAGGTTGGTCAGTGCAGTGCTCTTGTCAATCGGAATCTGAGCATCAGCAGCGATGTACATGCGGATAGCAGCAGCCTTATGGTTGCTGTTGCTGATCCCCATCAACTGGAGGGCATCACCCGGAGTGCGGGTAAGGCCCGAGTCGATGACCTTGAACGTCGACAAGTCGAGGTCCTGCACCACGAGCATGTCGAGTTCAACGTTGGCTTCGATAACCGCATGGAGACGGTGCTGACCATCGAGCAGAGTACCGTCCTTGGCGAACTTGATCGCCTCCCCGGTAGCCTGCCACTGGCCACGCTTCATCTGCTCGGCGTACTGGTTGATACGCGCACGCCGCAGCTTGCGGTTCTTGGTGTTTGTTGCCAGCATGGTCCGTGCCATGTCTGGCGTAACCCTCTGAACAGAGGTACGCATAGGGGTTCTCCTACTTGTGTGTGGATTGGACGGCGGCACGATTGCGACGCCGGGTTGTCTGGGGGTCAGAACGGCTCACGAGCGTAGTCGTACTCGTACTCGCTCGGCATTGCCGTCAGATCCCAGATCTTGTTCTCGCATGTACTGCGAAGATCGTTGAGGAAGTTGATGAACTCCTGAGTGGTATTGAAGAAGAACTGAACCTTGTGAGGAAGAGTTTCTTCAACATTAAACTGGAAGATGTGGAATTCGTTGTCCTCACCTTCGTTAATGGTGCGACACTCAGGAGTAATGGGTGTTTCACTCAGTCGCTGGAACTGAACGGTTACTTGGGTGTTCAAGTATGGCTTCATTGTGGTTCTCAACTTTCTTGACGAGGTTGACCCAACCGAGGTCAACCATTGCCTTGACTTCCATCAAGCGGACGTAATCTACATCCTTGCCGATGTTGTCTGCAACCTCTTGCAAGGTTTGTTTCTCATACCCAGCTAGGCCGAGGCGTCGCTTGAGTATGTCTTTCTGGTGCGGATTGAGTGGTCGCAACAAAGCAGCCAACTCGATCTCGCTCAGATCTTCAATGTTCTCAGGGATCATCAGTGAATCTCGAATCCTCCGCAGTTCAACAGGAACTCTGCGAACTCACGGACGTTGCTTACTTCGAATGGGTAACCGGCCTCCCATGGCTCCATGTGTCCTTCACCATTGCAACCATTACACCATCCATGTGTGCGGCCCAAGAGGGTCGCTGTCTCAGGGTCTAGCTCTCGTGTGTCCATGCCGTGATCCTTACCTACGTCGTCGGTGCGGATACCCGTTGTACCACAGAGTGTGCACTCTCTCATCGGGAGCGTGGCGATCGCTGCGTAGTACTCCTCACGCCACTTGTCGGTGACCCCATTGGAGATATCCTCCAACAGCGCCTTACCCAAGGCCCTGGACTTACCTGCGTTGAGGCCAGCGCCGCTATTGAAGTGGCCTGCCTCAGCAGTCTTGGGGTCAATGATGTCGGGGTGCTGCTCTACGCAGTACTGCCACAGCGGACGCCACCACCAGACATTGTTGCGGAAGTATCCGCCGGGCTCAGTGCGCGGCTTCTTGCCATACACATCCATACCCATGGTTATCTCCTCCTATACCAGGATTGTTGGGCCGTACCCATAGTTGGGATTGTCCTTACGCTCAGCGAAAGGGTCGAACGCCTCCCAGAACGGCGTGGCCACAGAAGTCTCAGCGAAGTCTGCGAGCACGTCGTGGTTGCCGTCCTCTAACTCGGACAGCACGTGGCTGTCCATGTCTCTGGTGTTGATAAGCACCACGTCGTCAGCGTTGAAGTGCTCACCAGTGTGTTTGTTGTACAGGATGATCATGTGATCCTTCCTAGTGATTAGATGGTGCTAAGCCACCAACTGTGCTCGGGGCACAAGTAGGTCAGAGCGCCAGCGGTAACCGCAGCCATACCCTCGGCTAGGTACGCCGTATTGCTGTCGTTAAGAACCTCCACCAAAGCCATGGTGACCTGGTCGAGAGTTGACCCACGATCGAACTCCTCGCAGACAAGCAGGCCCATCTGGAGCAGCTGTTCTTCAGTGAACAACCACCAGAAGTCACGAACACTTGACCAAAGGAAAGTGTCGTAAGCATCGGGGTCATACGTGCTTACGTTTGATGGTGGGCGGGTGGCCAACGGTGGCGTGGTAGCCAACGTCGTGGTTGTCTTACGCACCGTTGTAGTTGAGGCTGGCTCCGTAGTGGAGGGTGAGACCGTGACGTACACAGTCTCACCCCCACACGCACTAACCATTAGCCCACCAGCAACAGAGAGGGCGATAATGGTCTTACGGAACATCAGTCACCCATCAGTTCGAACAGGTTGTTACGCCCTTGCGTGGCGTCCCACCACAGACGGAGAGCATCGGGGAAAGAACCCTCGCCCCCATCTTCGAACGAGTCACCCTCCGGGTAACCGTTGACCCAACGCTGTACACGCACCGACACACCAGCGTCGGACACAGCGGCGCAGAGACGCACACGCACACGCTCGTCGTTGTACGGGCTGTTGATCTGCTCGTCGTCGTCACCATCAGCGATGGGAGTCATCCACCCAGTCATGACGAGGCAGTAGGCATCCACCTTGTCAGGCTTGGGCAGCCGCCTGATCAGATCGTACGGATCAGGGTCGGAGTCCACGAGGCGACGCTCGTATCCGTTGGCTGTCTTGTTAACTGCGAACAAGCGGGTGGCTCGGTAACGCAGCGTCTCGTCGATTGACTCACGCAGGTCTTTGTTGACCCACTCGGCAATCTCCATGGAAAGGTTCATGTCATCCTCTCAGTTGTTCAATTTGTTTCTGCTGGTCAACGCTGTCACGCCACATAAGAAGTGGCTGTGCCATGCGCATGATGAGGTCGAGATCGTTATCCATGAGGTTGTAATCCTCACCGTTCTCTTCCCCGAACTCATTGGCTGTACCAACGATGACGCACGGCCCCGCAAGGAACCGTCCGAAGACTGCGCTGGCAAGAGCGTTAGGCTCAAGACCCATAAGCAATCCCTCGTCATTGACATAGCCAATGAACTTCTGTTCACGACGCATCGGACGCACAGAGTCGAAGTGGCCTCCGACTTGTGCGTTGATGACCTCGTGCATGGGTGTGTCCTCAGGCATGTACTCCTCAGGAACTGCAACGATGCCGTTAGGGAATATAACTAGCATCGAGATGTTGGAATGCAATGTTGCCTCCTAATGATTAGGGCTTCGGCAGATTGTTGAAAGCTGCTTCTGCCTGTTCCAACGACTTCTTGGCCAGGTCCAATGACTCCTTGAGCATTCGACCCACGTCACCAAGCCTGTCGTTACTGAGTGCCCACGCAAGTGCGAGAGCACCAAGAGCAATGGTCAGCGGGCCCTTGCTGTCCTGCCCCTGGTCGTCGGAACCGTTTACCAGCGTGGGCAACGCCTCGAAACGGTTCTCATCGATGTAGTAGACGCCGCTCTCGATGACCATGTCACCAGGATGGCCGTCGTCCTTAGCCTCGACCGCATGGACGAGGTTGATCATCAGCACCTGAGTGGGAGTCGTGCTGGCTCGCAACTCCTCCAACTCCTCGGCGTCGATCTCATCGGCGTTTCGCCCAGCCAGATCAACCTGCCTAATCTTAGCCGGGCAGGCATACGCAAACGTCCCGCTGGGCAGGAGTTCAGTGGTCTTACTCAACTTGCGAAGGAGCGTGTAACTATCGCCCTCGTACTCCTCGCAGTCCGAGTTGATCTCCTTACAGAAGTTGCCCTCTGTATCGACGGGGATCACCATTGCGAACAACTCAGCAAACGGGTCGTTTACCTTGTTCGCAATCTTGTTGCTGATGTGCTTCCACACATCGTCAATCGTCACCATGTGGTTCTCCTTGGTGTTCTAGTTGGCTGACAAGGATGCGTAGGTCAAGCAACTTGTCGGCCATTTCTGATGCCGAGACTATCTGGTGACCAGCAGTCATCGACAACATTTCGTCCACACTGTTTTTGATTTGTGTGGTGAGTGTTTGTTCTAGACCTTTGTTAAGGTCTGCGAACTGTGGGCTAAGAGGCATCTAAGCCCTCCTAATCATTAGTCCTCGTCGGGCTGCCACGGCGTTTCGGTGATACCGACGAGCCAATCCCAGAGGTTAGGGAGGATCGACGCCGCCTCTTCAAGACCACCTTCGAGGACCCGATTGAGTGACTCAAGTCCTTCGACTTCTTCGCCAATCGACGGGATACGCTCGGAGATTGCGTCATCGTCGTCAGGATCAACGACTGGGAAACCCTGGCTCTGTGCTTCACGGAGAAACTCCTTAGCCTGCTGAAGGAGTTCAGCACGCTGCTCTGCGTCAATCTTCTTCTTGACGAATCTGTTGACCGACATGACCCAGTTACCTGTTTCGTTATCCAGGTAAACGAGCACGCCGTTGGGCATACCTTGTGTGACGGACATACTGTCCCTCCTTGGTTGTTAGGGCTGGACGGGCGCACGATTGCGGCGTACGCCCGTCCTAACCATTAGGCGTGTGCGAGCCTGAGGCCAGCAGACTTGACTGCGCCGACCATACGCATAGGCAACTTGCGCCCGTCACGCACCTGCTTGAGTGCTTCGACAGCCTCGGGCACGTCCTCACACATGTGGACGTTGTACTTGGAGACTACCTGAGCACACCACTTGGCCAACTCACGAGTGTGTAGGTCGTAACGACCAGTGACGTGGCCGTCGCACACCCAGACGAGTGGGTCACCCTTCTTGCGCTTGCTGAGAGCGTACAGCAAGGCAGGGCCGTCGACACCGTTACCACCGTTGCCGTCACGCACCTCGCTGACTACCTTGCCGTTCTCAGCAAGCACCCAGCAGTTGTGCGGGGCACCATCGCTGTGGCTGTAGCCGATGATGGTGGCACCAGGGCTGGCGTTGATGATGTCCCAGATCTCGTCGGTACTGAGATGCATCGAGCCAGACTGGTCGATGAGAACGACACCACCAATGCCACGGATGCGGCGGTCGAAGATGCGCTTCTCAGGATCAACCAGGTAGCGGTGGATACGGCGTGGATTGACACCGATGTTGGTAGCCGAACGCTTGCGACCCATACGACCAGCGACACGCTCAGGCTTGGGCAGATGCTGAAGCCTGAGTGGTGCGAAGTCGGTGGGCATGTCACCAGCCTCGGGGAGATCACCAGGAACCTCGTTGGGCTTGACCTCGGCAGTCGGATCGGCACCACGTTCGAGGAAACGATTGACAGCAGCAGCAAGCCCAGTGGTGTAGCGATAACCGTGAGGTATCGTTACCACATCATCGTGCCCGTGCGATGCCAAAGATGACGGGTCATTGTCGGACAAGTAACGCCGGTAGTAGCTGTATGACCAGTTACCACAGTTGTCACGTAGAACCCTACGCAGACCCTTGAAGTACTCGTTGGCCTGGGGCAGCCCATGCTTGTCAGACGCATCCTTGATCGCACGAGACACTGACTTACCAGCCTTGGTGCCGTAGTGCCTAATCGTTAGGTCAACAAGAGTGTTGACGTCACGACTAGCAAGGGCACGATCGACCATGGCAGACAGACCACGTGCGTCGATGCTGTCAGCATCGTGTGTTACGCCCTGGTGCTTGAGCAGTGCGTTGAGACGCACAGTCTCGCAAGCATCCATGAGAGGAAATGACGGAGGCAAGTCAATAGGAATGTAAAGTTCCTGAGGACTTACTTTGGCACGCATCGTCTCACGGTTACGGATCGCACGTGAGTTGGGGTCAGTACCAAGAGGCACTGCCATGATGCGGTTAACCAAGTCGGTACGTGGGGTGATCGACGGGCGAACATCCCACGTACCGACCTCTACGTCATCACGCTCCTGGAACTCGGGATAAGCCGAGCCGTTGGTCATGATGACCCCTTTCTGTTTGGCCTAATGATTAGGCGGTGACTGCGTTGATGCGAATGGCGTCGAGCACGTCGACAGCCATGTCACGGAAGATGAGAGCGGCAGCACGCTCGTCATCGAGGGACTTGCGCATCTGGTCGAAGGCCTTCCAGGTACGCATGGAGATGCGCTGCTCACCACGACGGTCAGCACTGAGGCTGGCAGCCTGACGGAGGTCAGGCGACAACGACAGCAGAGCAGTCGGATGCGGCTGGTTGATGCGGATCGCAACAGGGAAGCGATCCTTGAGTGCCGTGGGCAACTCGTCCATGTCCTCCACGTTGGTGGTCATGAACACGCTGAACTCAGCGTGCGGACGGAAGATCTCACCAGTGGACGGGTGGGTCCACGATGCTGACTCGGGCGAGTCGAACATGGCAAGCAAGAGAGACAGCACGTCACCAGACGCACGGTCGATCTCGTCAGCCACGACACGAGCACCCGTCTTCCATGCCTTGAGCACGGCACCGTCGTTCCAGACGAACTGGTTGTCGGGGCCGGGGAAATAGCACCCGGTCACGTCAGCCGCAGTCATGTCCTCGTTACAGACGACACGCTGTGCTGGCTGGTTGGTCTCGAAGTGGATGCCGGTGAACGTCTTGCCTGTACCAGGAGGCCCGTACAGGATGATGTTCTTGATACCAGCAGCCACTGCGTCTGCCACGTCTTGCCAGCACTGCGGCAAAGTTTCTGTAATGGTCACTGAGACCCCTTTCGTTTGTTGCTGTTGTGTGCGTGTGAGATGCGCACCCCCTGTGGTTGCCTAATGATTAGGCGAGGTACTGCGCCACGTTCTTGTACGCAGACGCAGAGATGGTGTCCTCATCGGACAGTTCGAGCAGGGCGATAGCCGACTTGATCTCCTGGATCTCGTGGACGCTGTAGTACCTGCGCACATCCTTCTGCTTGGGGCCCTTCTTGAGGGCCGCAGGAAGTTCGACAGTCACAGTGGCTTCACCGTCGTATCGGACGAACAACTTGGGGTTGGTCGCCTTGCCAGAGGTGACGTAAGCGAGGACCTTATCCTCGTACTCCTTCTGAGCCTTCTCGAACTCCTTGTGAGCCTTCTCTTGTTCGGCAATAGCAGCCTCACGAGTCTTGATCGACTTCTTGAGGGCGTCGATTAGCCCTGTGCGTGACACCTTGATGTTCACGGTGCTCCCTTCTGTCTAATGATTAGACGAGTTGTTCCAACACCTTGTCTGCCTGACGCCGCCAGCGTCGCCAGACTCGGCGCTTGGTCTTGACCCAGGAGTCCTTGGGGTACTCCTGATCCACGATGTTGATCTGGTGCCAGTCGCCTGCCCACCAGTCATCGTAGGCTCTCTCAACGTACGGTGTACGCAACCGATCAACAGAGAAGTTGCGAACATTACCGACGATGATTTGATGGTTCATCCATTCGATCGCTTGTTTGCCAGACTCAAATGGCCCGTAATGCTTTTCCATTGACGGACCATGGAGAATGACAACACAAGGCCCGAAGGTCTTGATGAAGTCTTCCTGCATTACAACTCCTTGCGGTAGTCGTCGTCCCAGAAGGAGTCATCGTCCCAGCGGTCACGGACTTCCTGGAAGTCCCTGAACATCTGGGGCAGCCTAACGATTAGGCCGGTGAGCAGGAAACTGAAGAACAGCAGCCCGATGAGTCCGACGATCATTCCCATACTCGGGCCTCCATTTCGACCGCCATGATGAACTGCTCGGCCTTGCGTTCGTCACCACGGGCAATGGCAAACGCCACCGCCTGAATGGTTGAGTAGAACGACGACATCTCCACGACGGAGAGTTCGTCGCCGTATGCTTCCTCTTGCTCCATCAGGCGACGGAGCCGGTGCGCCAGGCTAGTGATTAGGCGCTTCTGTCTGCGGCGGTTCACTGGCGAACCACCGCCTTACGCCCACGCTCCAACAACTTGAGCGTGTACAGGATCTCCCGCTGGAGGAGATCCATGTCCTGCGTGATACCTTGAGCCCACACAGGGTACTTTCCCGAGCCCTTGACGGGCTTTCGAACAGTAAAGGCCACGGTGGCCTCCTTTCTGTTTGTTGGGTACGCCTAGTATTAGGCGCATCTGGACGGCGGCACGGTTGCGGCGCACCGCCGTCCCAGATCTTGCCCGATGGTCGCTACTGCTGGGGGTGAGCAGTGCGCCCTTCGCTTGCGCTGGGGTCGGGCAACTCCCAAAGTCTCACCGTGTGTAGTACGGCTCCCACTCAGCCTCTTGGTTGAGCGCATCCTGAACGAGCGCCCTGACCGACATGACCGACTCTCGTTCGTGGATCAGGTCGCCCTCTCTGATGTTGGCTGCCTTCATCACCAGGGTTGCCCCCGGATCTGACAGGAGTTTGAACTTCACCTCTGAGATGGTGTCCAAACAGTTGGCGAAGTGGTTCTCGTACTTCGCCAGAGCACTGTCGACCATGCGAAGCACTGTCGTGCTGACAAGTACCTTGTCTGCCATGATTTCCTCCCTAATGATTAGGTTCCCAGCGGGAACTCTTCTTGGTCGATCGCCACGAGTCGTGTGACTCGAAGGTAATACGACTCTTTCCGTGGGTCAGGGTTGTCGAAGTGATCGTCCAGTACATGCTGTACACGCTCCCACTTCTTCGTGGCGTAGATCGTGTTCACTACGACGCCACCATCGCCAGCCTTGCCCTTGACACACTGGATGCGCCACAAGGGCACATCGTCCAGCGTTTCGTCTCTGAGTTTGTCACCCATTTGGTTTCTCCCTAGTGGTTAGTGGTGGCCGAGGCACAGCCCGCTCCACCGAGAGGCTGCCTTCCCCGTGATTGCCGCATTCGCCTTGGCGAGGATGCGTTCGAGGTCGACCTCTGCCCAACACACAGGTGTCGGCGGTGGCACCTGATCCAACCACACACGGCAGGTCAGGACGTCTTTTCGAAGACGCAACCAGCCGAAGTGATCGGTCGGAGTCTCACTCTCCAGAAGAGAGATGAACTCTTTGATCTCTTCCAGTGTCATTACTGTCACCTCCTAGTGACTAATGATTAGGGTGGGCAGTTTTACGACATACCCAGGTCGAACCATTCACGGCTGGTGAGGCCCCATTGACACCGAAGGGAGATTGTTGTCCCTCCTCGCACCATTTGATGGTCGCACCCTCGGTAGGATTCGAACCTACAAACGTCTAATGATTAGACGTCACTCCCATCTGAGTACGGGGGCCGGGCAGTTATGTTCATTGTCATGCCCAGGACTGAGCGTGCTGCGCTCACATTGTCCTCACCCTTTCACCAGTCAGCACACGCTGGCTAGCAACTAATCCGCCGTAGCGGCTGGGCACCGATTGCCCACGAGGACAGTCACCCTGGTTTCCCTCAAGTACAACTATCGTTGTAACCCGCCCAAGGTGACTGCCCACGTCGGCAGTCAATGCCTAATGATTAGGCCGTACACTCTCATGGTGGCACCGCCTGTCGGTTAGTTACAGGTTGGCCGCAGCGTTGGCTGCGAAGCGGTTGGCGAGACGGAAGGCCGCGTTCTTGGCCCTCTTGATTTCTTCGAGCAGAGTCTCGTCACCCTCGACGCTGAGGGTGATCGATCCCAGATCGGAACCAGCGGTGACCACGGCCTTCTTGGACAGTCGCCCACGGTAGGCGGTCAGGGCATTGCCCAGACGCACCATCTCGTTGGCGGCCTCCATCTGTCGGGCCACCTCGTCACGCAGGACGAGATGCTGGTTCTGCTCGTAAGCGAGCACTCGGTTGAGCGCCCGCTTGGCATCGCTAATCACTTTGCTCATGGTGGTTCTCCTTCCTCCTCAGAGGATAGTGGCGATGCCACCGTGACAGTGTACGACCTAATGTTAGACCGATGTGCTGTGGAGTGCCTCCGACGGGTTGTGTTGGTCAGTGATCGCCCGTCAGGGCATCGATGAGCGTGGTGATCTCACCCGTGAACAGGGCGAGGCCAGAGGCGCGCTCGGTCTCTTTCGCCGTGAACTCCTCCTCCGACATAGCGAAGAGGGAGAAGACAGTCATGCGCTTGGCGAAGGTGTTCTCCGCCCGCACGGCTGCGGTAACAAGGGCACGGGCCTTACGCAGGCACTCGCGCCCCTCTTCGGTGAAGATGATTGTGTCCATTGTGTACTCCGTTTCTGCCGGAGACACTACACAGCACATCGACCTAATGATTAGACGGGCGCCCGGTTGCGGCGCGCACCCGTCTTGTCCCTAATGATTAGGCCGGGCGCTATCGGTCAGGTAAGAGCGCCTTACAATCAGGCTCCCTGCCTACACACGCCCGGCCCAACCATGTTGGTTAGGTCGGTTGAGGTATCCCCACTAGGCAGCCCCCCAGGTCGTGGCCTAACGATTAGGTACGGTCACCAAGAGTTACTTGGTGTGCTTGCTGACCAACAACTGGAGACGGGCGAGTTGGCCCGCGTCCAGGCTGTCGGCGTCTTCGAGCGCATTGAGGGCGCGCTCGACCTTGGCATTGACCTTGTCGGTCTCAGCCTTGACGGCAGAGACGAAGTCGGCCCACGAACCACCCTTGTCGACCAGATCCTTGATGATCTCATCGACACGGCTGAGAGTCAGACCGTTGCCCTGCTGGGCAACCTTGTTGATCTGCGTCTGGATAGCCGCCGGGGCGGTCTTTCCATCGTTGACCAAACGGGCCTGAATCCAGCCGTTACGCAGGTAGTAACGTGTCTGCTGCTCATCGTCGCGCCCAGCAAGGGCGGCGATGGACTTGGCCGACATACCGTCTGCCTTGGCCAGATCCGATGCGAGATACACGGAACCCAACACAGACAGAGTCTGGTTGTACGCCGTGATGCCCTCGCGCAGGCTGGCCTTGAGTGCCTTGACCTTGTCAGCGGCGGCAAAGACGACCTTGATCGCCTCGCTTGCTTCGAGGTTGAGCACCGGCTGGTACTTCGGGGTGAGTGTTGCTGTTGCCATGATGTTCCTCCTTAGAACATGGGTTGGGTTGGCGATAGCAACTCCCGATGACCGTTACCTAATGTTAGGCCTGGCCACAGCCCTGTGGATAACCCTGTGGATAACTCATAGGCCCAGGTCTAGGCCTGTGGATAACTATGAGTAGCCTGTGGATAACTTCCACAAGGGCTGTGGATAACCTGGGGGACTCCCAAGTGGGGATACCCCGCCCTGTCCTGTGTCTCTCCTGTGGTGGGTAGGTCACACGCCCTGCCTAGGGGCGCGCCTCTTAGAACTCCGTTAGGACGAAGGCCACTACTATTCGATGGGCGCTCGACCACCACAGTCCCACATAGGGACAGGGACTAATGTTAGGATAGGCACACGCACACGGCTAGGCTACCGGTGTGTACCCCTATCATTAGGTGAGGCGCACCCACCCGAAGGGGGGGCTGTACCCGGGCCCCAAGGAACGCTCAACTGCTGAATAGCCCTATTCTGAACTACGAAGTAAACGCGCGCTACCGTAAGTAGCCCTATTCTGGTAATCTTGGGTTATGGCAGCATACGAAGCTTTGAACAACCAACAGCTCTATAAAGCCCTTGGGTCTGTTAATAAGCGTATTAATAACCTTGAGTCGCGCTATGGTGGTGTTATCCACTCTGAATCGCCACCTACCTGGCGTGCCAAGAAGCAGAAGCTTATTACTGAAAAACAAGGTATTCGTGATGCGGTGCGTTCCCGTATGGACGCTGGTAGTTGGGATATTTAGGGGGGGGCTCATGGGGAAGAGCAAGCGTAAAGGTAGCGGTAGCGCCGGTGGGCGTACCCGTGTTAATCCACAGACTGGTGCTGTCGAACACGTAGCCGGTACCAAAGCTGGCAAGAAGCGCGTGATGCTCCCTCAGGGACACCCTCTAAGGACACATGACGCTTAGATCTAAGGCTGGGCCGATGGCGTGGGGCGGTATTGCCCTGTATGTGTTGGTTTATGATGTCCTAGCCATGGCGACAGGGTTATCCACACTGTCGTCTACTTTCCACAGGGGGTCACGGCATAAGACAGGCCGTTGGGCGGTATTAGGATTCTGGGTATATCTGACACTGCATTTGTTCAGGTTTATGCCTGCTAAGGTCGACTTATTCCGTCATTTGGATAAGCCGTTACCTAGGAAAAGGTAAGCTGACGTTATAGTTCACTAACCGTAACTATGGATTGCTATCATGAATGATACAATCCTTGAAAACCCCAATAAATAACATGTATCACCTGGTAGTTAGGTATTTCTAGGTGGCGTGAAAAATTTGGGGTCGCGGTTTTGGCTACAATAGAAGAGTCGAAGGAGCAAATATGGCACAAGATCACCGAGGCCGAGCTGTTCATGCTGGAAAGCGCAGTATGGATCCGTATGTCCAGCACCTTGTAACGCGTAAGCCAACAGTGCCATCGATCATCAGCCGTCAGGGTGTTAAGGAAACTCTCGACCGCAACGTGCTTGCCTTAAGCGCCGGAGCTGCCGGTTACGCCCTTGGTACTGGCTTAGGTACTGGTGACAACCCCAGCTTTGGGGTTTTGGCCGACGCAGACAAGGTTCCCGGCGGCATCAAGGGGGCCATCGCCGGTGCGGCCATTGGCTACGGCGTCTCAAAGCTTGGGAAGCGGATGGGCGACTACTGATCATGGCCTACTTTGTTCGTGGCTACGGAGAGGATGACGGCGAGTACTCCTCTAAAGAGGATTACGAAGCCCAGATGTACCGTAAGAAGCTGGCAAAGCGTCAAAAGAAGACCAAGGCCCAGCCCGGTTTCTATATGCCACAGAGCGCGGTCAACCCATATACCGTGATGAATGAGGAGGGAGACGTTACTATTCCCGAATCAAGCATCCAAGGTTGTGGACCTGGTTGCAACACGGTCACAAAATCGGGTAGTTTCATCCACGGCAGTGGGAGTTGCTGCACGGGACAATAGGAGGGGACTCAAAATGGAGTTCAATGAGTGGTTAAAGTACGGGATTGACAACGGTTTTGTGGGCCCAATGGTGTGTGAAACCCACGATGGAGTCCCAATGTCGGCTAAAGAGTACGACGAATTCTGGGAAAACGATCCTTGCATCTGGATTTTGCGTGTTTATGACAGCGTTGAGCACGCTGAAGAGGTAGAGGCGCACCACTCACCATCAGAATCTCGCAAAATCTGAGGATTTTCATGCCCACTTTTGAGGATTTGACCGATCCAGCCCCTGATTTTTCGGTTTTTGACTGGAATGAGGACGGTTTTGTCATTCATAAGTCGTTTTTTGCCGAAGAATTGATGGTTGAGTACGAAAAGTGTTGGGAAAAAGAGAATTCTGACCGCCCAATGGGCTGGCCAGACCCAATTCCGTACACCCGTCACCCAGAATTGCTCGAAATCCTGACTTGGGACCCACTCGCCAACCTTCTAGAGAGCCTGATCACCGAACCAGCGGGTCTACACCTCAATCTGACCGGCTGGCGCAGTACAGAACGTGATTGGCACCAGGATTCGTACCTGAACCCAGCCCATGTTGGGGATTACTACGCCGCTGTGTGGATTGCCCTAGATGACATCCACCCTGACTCTGGCCCATTCCAATTTGTACCAGGATCGCATAGGTGGCCGCAGGTATCGAACAAGAAGATCTTGGCCGCTCTAGAGCCACACGAACGTGATCATCGATGGCCGAAGCACTCAGAGCGTATCTTGACGCCTCTCTTTGAGGAAGAGATTGCTAAGCGCGGTAACAACGTTGTATCGCACCTTGCCAGTCGTGGAGATCTCCTCGTCTGGCACGGGCGGTTGATGCACCGTGGGTCGCGGCCAAATGTACCTGGGATGCAGCGAAAGGCTCTCATCGCTCACTACTCGGGGATCCATCACCGGAATGATATGCCAAAAGCCTTGCGCCGTCCAGGCGGTGGGTGGTACTTTCCTCTAGAAACTGATCTGGAGCTCTACTACAAGTGAAACTACTGAATGCTGGGTGTGGTACCCATTACGCTGAGGGATGGGTGAACTGCGATGTTTGGCAAAGCGAGACGACAAAACCCGACGTTGTCGTTAACCCGGATCAACCGTATCCTTTTCCTGACGATTATTTTGACGCCATTTATCTCGGGCATGTCATCGAACACATTGACTGGCGGTCTGTTCCTGGTTTTATGCGGGACATGCGTCGCATTGCTAAGGCTGGTGCGCCGATACTGGTAGTAGGGCCAGACGTTCTAAAGACGATCCAGCGGTGGAAAGATGGCAAGGAGCCGTGGCATATGGTTCTGTCTACCATCGAACACCAAGAGCACAACTACCAGCCTGATCGTGAGGACGAATTCTGGGATGGGGCAACCCATCACTGGAATTGTCACCACCAACGTGTGTGGGAAATGATGGAGTCGCTAGGCTTCAAGAAGCTAGTTGATTACTTTGACACTATCCCTAATGACACACGCATGACTTCATGGACTGACCCAACAACTAACATTAATTGGCCAGTTGTCGCTAAGTGGCACTGGCAGTTCGCTATACATTCTATAGCTAAGTAAGGCACGCCGGGTGATGCGTCCGGTTGACGCAAGGTGTCTTATAAACACTCGTAGACGGGTTCAACTCCCGTACCCGGCACTGGTATAATCGTTACGTGGTCATCACGTACACCATCCATACACCAATGATGCACGATGCGCGCAGTATTGCGCTGCGTCGTGCTAACGCTGAGGGTTGGGGTCGTGCGTCAGTAACCGCTGTAAAGAAAGTCGGCCTACAGGATTACGAAGTTACACTAGTTGTATCTAAGTAATATGAGCAAAGAGAACCAATGTGATACCTCCACGCAGTGCGTCTACTGCGGCGGCGAGATGAAACCGGAGCACGCTCATTACCGTTGCACCGTTTGTGGTCGTCGAGACGCTTGCTGCGAGGGAGTGTATTGATTAAAAACCTACTCGGTAGGATAACTCGTGTTCTTCAACTAAGCCTCATTGTCCTGGCGATCATGCCGGTTTCGAGAGCTTCAGCGGAAACAATGACCGTAACCGGTCCCCAAGACTTCTATTTCTCGTTCGATGAGCCTACGCTCATCACTTTCCGTACCTACGCGCAGGAGTACGGCATCGACTCCATGCTCTGGTTTTACGATGATCAAGACAACCTGCTAGTTGCAAATGACGACTGGTTCGGCTTAGACAGTTATTTAGAATATGAAGCTCAGCCAGGCGTAACATATAGGTTGCGAACTGGGGTTTGCTGTGGTGACCCCAATCGTTGGTACGGAGATTCATATGTTGTAGAAGGTAATGGTTCACTGATTACGGAACCGGAACCAACTACCACAACCACAGAAGTAGCCACTACCACCACAACAGAGCCAGAGCCGACCACCACGACCACGGAACCAGAGCCGACGACGACAACTACCGAACCGGAACCCACCACGACCACTACCGAGCCCGAACCAACTACGACTACAACGGAACCAGCGCCAACTACAACAACTGAATCCCCACAGACAACGACAACTACAGAACCAGAGCCAACAACTACTACTTCGACCAGCACCACTACCACCACAGCTGCCCCGATCTACGTACCACCGCCACCGCCCCCACAGCCACCCGCACAGGAGGAACCCACATGGCCGCCAACCACGGAATCCACACCCCCGACGACGACGCCTACTACCACTGCCCCAACAACGACTGTGCCTGCAACGACGGAAGCGCCGTCTACGACAGTATCGACGCCCTCCTCGACGCCCTCACTGACGACGACGCCGGTGACTCAGCCCCCGACTACTCAGCCGACATCGACGGAACCTGCTGTGACCCCATCTGTTACTGCGACGGTTGGGGATGCTCCTGCAACAACTGCGGATGCGCCAAGTGTTGGGACTGAGGAGCCAGTAGTTGAGGAACCTGTAGAAAAAGAGCCAGAACCAGAAATTCCGACTCTTGAAACTGTAAATATTGAAACTGCTGATACATCGACATTACTAGCCGTAGTAGCTAATACTTCTTTTGAAGAAATGTCTATAGATGATGCAGAAGCTATTATTGAATCAATAGATTTTGAAGAACTAACTGACGAGCAGACCGCGCAAATTGTTGAAGCGCTCAACGAAGCCCCAGATGAGGTAAAGCAGACGTTTGAGCAGGAAGTAAACGTGTATAGCGGCCAGTTCGACAACTATGTCCCCTCTGGCTCCGTCGTATCAGTCGGGCAACGTCGAGTGGTGGTCGCGGTATCTGCTGCAACCATGATCGCCGCCCCCGCCCCAGTCGCAGCAGGATCTTCGAGGAGAGGTAAGCCATGATCAAGAAACTTCTAGGCGAAACATCCGCCTTGGCCTGGACCCTAGGTGGTACAGCGCTGGTGTTAATAACGTTAAGTGGTACAACGCGTACAATTGGTGTTTGGATATCCATTGCATCTTTGGCGGCCCATTTGGCCGGTGTTGTACTGGGTAAAGATGGTCCTGAGGAGGAATCATGAACTTTAAACTTGACATCACTCAGATCAAGGACATTGCAGAGCGCGCGGTTATGACCGCTGTCCAGACTTTCCTGGCCCTGGTAGTTGTGTCCGATCTGTCGTCGGCCAAGACCGCTGCCGCTGCCGCTGTTGCAGCTGGTATTTCCGTACTCAAAGGTGCCGTTGCCGCTGGCGGCCCCCTCGGTGACGCCACAGCTTCTCTTTTGAAGCTGGGTAAGGGTGATAAGTGACCCGCGGTACCAAAGTGGTACTATCTGTATTAGTCTCTGTTCTACTAGCATCTTGCTCCGACAGATATAGGAACCCTGAAGATGACCCAAGAAACCAACCCACGCCGAGCTGTGATTGTTCGACCCCCACGCCGTAAGCGACTCAGCTCAGAGGATATTGAGGCCCGCGTAAGGGCTCTCCTTATCCTCACACTGGCTGGTGTCCTGGGTGTGAGTGTTCTGGCTTTGTTGTACAGCCTAATCTTCGTGTACCAGCCAGCAGAGCAGTCCCCCAACGACGCGGCATTCCTCAAGATTCTTGAGCCACTGATGTTCTCGATTGGTGGTGCCCTAACGGGTCTTGCCGCTGGCCGTGCTGTCGGTAGTGCTGCTTCCCGCCGGGACGACGAGCAGTATGAGGACGCCGAGTAATGGAAGCCATCTGGGTACCAGTCGTCGTAGCCCTCATCGGAGGGCCCCTCATGTGGGCTCTCCACCGCTTCGATAAGCGGAACACCGAGCAGCACGGGCAGAACATGCAGGTGCTGAACCGTATGGAGGGCAAAGTTGACCGTATGGACGGCAAGGTTGATCGCCTTGACGAAAAGGTCGACCGTATCGATGGTCGGGTAACCAAACTTGAAAAGCCAGCCCCAAAGGCACGCAGTACCAAAAAGAGTGTATAATTAACCTGAGTGCTCTAATGGGTGGACTGCCTGCGGGTGGTCCACCCATATTTTATTTGCGGTAGAATGGAGCATATGACTAACCAGCTTACATACAGAGCCACTCAAGGTGAGTATTGGGAACGTCTAGTTGTCGTTAAAGACCGAGCAACTCGTCGCATTATCAAGCCCATCGATGCCTGGGCCAACATCAAGACGAGTGACATTAGTATTAAAGAAATTGACTGCTTTATTACTTCCGAGGGCGGAATACTTCTGCGCCTGTCAGAAGAGGACACTGCCGATCTTCCTGCCGGAGACCTTCAGTTTGATGTTGTTGCCAAGCACTATAAGTATCAGAGGCTTACATACGGAAGTCTTACAGCTTCATACAGCAATGAAGGATATGGAGATACTGTAACCCGTATTGTTGCAAAAGGTATTATAAAAGTAACAGGACTTAATAATATTACGCCGCTAGAGGAGGCCGATTACATGGAACTGCGGTTCAATCGTTATGAGGACTTCTACCGTACCTTCACTTGGCGCGATGAGAATAGCAATATTATCGCGATTCAGAACGCCTATATGCAGGCAAAAGACTCCAGCGGAACTGTGGTTGTGGACGCTCGCTGGTACGAGCCAGCCCCAACAGAGTCAGTCATTGCCGCAATGGACCCCGAGAAGCGCGCGTACTTTACCCTTAACGACGACGGCTCGATCACCCTACATATCTCGAACCTCAACCCCGTACCAACGGGTAGCCATCGGTACGATATATTCGTACAAGATTCCAGCGGAGACTGGTCAGTACTAGCTAAGGGAGCCGTCAACGTTGAAGAAACTATCTCGGTGATGCCGTCATGACCGGCACATCAGTAGACGTAACGTCTCGACGCCCCCGAGGGTCAGTGACGGTTACTAAAACCATCAATAATACAGTTGTTGTTGATGATAGAATTACAGCGCTAACATCTGGGGCAGTAGAAAGTTATGAGCATACCCAATCATCCGTATCCGATGTGTGGGTTGTAAATCATACTCTTGGGTTTAATCCGGCTGTTACGGTTCTAAACAACTCAGGCGAGGTCGTACACGGAGAAGTCCAGTACACAGGAGAACAACAGGTAACCATCCGATTTACAGCGCCCTTTACCGGCAAAGTTTATCTTTCATAGTGAGGTAGCCTGATGGCAACTAAGTTCGTTACAAACCTAGAACTTCTCCAGAACCAGATCATCAATGGTCGGTTTGAGGTCGTAGAAAGCGACCCCACTACTGGTAACTTCGAAGGTCGGCTTATCTACAACAGCACCGAAAAGGTGCTTAAGTGGTACGACGGAACAGTATGGCGCAAAACACTTAAGCAGGTTTCGTCATCCACTACAGCTCTGGTTAGTACAGAAGCTAATGGTACTGTAACCCTAAGCATCGCTGATGTTGTTAATGGCGGCGCGTCCGGCCTAATGACCGGGTCTGACAAGACCAAACTAGACAACGCCACATCATCAAATACTGCCTCCACGCTGGCACTTCGCGACGTAAATGGACGCCTCCAGGTAACTACGCCAGAAAACGATCTTGATGCTGCAAACAAGTACTACGTAGATGCAGCTAGATCTGGCCTCGACGTAAAGCAATCCGTTCGCCTAACAACTAATGAGGCGTTGCCGTCCTACACACACGCATCTGGAGTGCTAACGGCAGTTTCGTCTGGTGCCTTATCAATAGACGATATTACACCCGCTGCTGGCAACAGAATTCTAGTAAAAAACGAGACTGGGCCAAACGCACCGTTTAACGGAATATACGACGTTACGAATCCCGGCAGCGCGTCATCAACCTTCGTCCTAACCCGCTCAATCGATGCCGACTCTAACGCAGAAGTTACAGCAGGCCTGTTCGTCTTTGTTGAAGACGGCGTCAGCTGGTCTGATTCGGGGTGGGTACTTACAACAAATAATCCAATCAACGTAGGGTCGACTGGTCTTACCTTCGTCCAGTTCTCCGCAGCAGGACAAAGCATCGCCGGTGGCGGTCTTACGAAAACTGGCAACACAATTGATGTTGTGGGAACCACCGATCGAATTACGATCAACCCCAACTCAATCGACATTGCCTCAACTTATGTTGGGCAAACCAGTATCAACACCCTGGGAACTATCTCAACAGGAACCTGGGAAGCTACAGACGTAGCCGTACTGCACGGTGGTACCGGCGCGTCAACCGCTGCTGATGCGCGTACAAACCTAGGATTTACAACGTCTGGGTATAACGTAAGCACACCTGTACTGTCGCGCGTCTCGGCCAAAACCATAGGTGACGCTGTAAACACCACCTATACGATCACCCATAATTACGGCACACGTGATGTCGTTGTTCAGGTTTACGACATTTCAACAAATGATACGGTGTTTGCTGATGTTGTTCGCGCAACCACAGACACGGTGACCATCACATTCTCCACAGCACCAGCACTAAACTCATATCGAGTAGTTATAAACGGTTAATCACAGGCCTTGCGGGGCCACTACACACCCACAGAGTTGAGGCTCTATGGCAGGCAAATTTCTATCAGCAATTAGAGCGCGGTTCTTCAACACCGCTGCCGACACTGCTATTGACGTTGGCGTTGCTGGAGAACAGCACGCGCGCCTTGCCGTAGACGCTGGAGGCCGACTTACCTGGGGAAGTGGGTCCGAATCTGGTGATGTAAACCTATATAGGTCGGCAGCAAACACACTAACTACGGACGACGTTCTTGATTCTCAAGGGCTGTACGTATACGACACTGAAATAACGACCGTTGGCGCTTCCACAAACTACGCACTAGTGTACAACGGTACTGCGTTTGTACCCACAAAGCAGAAGGCCCAGGAGATCTATGAAGCCACTGGTGAGCCGATTGGCTTCCCAACACGCACCGATAGCACTATTTCTTTTGATGCAGGCAATCGGCGGTTCTCAATTGCGCCAGTGGCTACTTCATATGATGTCTGGTGTAAAGGCGTTAGGTACGTTAAGTCAACAACAGAGACAGTTGACATACCCAATACAAGTGGTCTTTACTACATATACTTTAGTTCAACTGGAGTTTTAAGCTACAAGACGAGCTACTTCACGTGGGACTCTGATACCCCCATTGCTTATGTATATTGGAACGCGACTGACGGCGCAGCCTATTTCTTTGCCGATGAGCGTCATGGGGTAGTCCTTGACTGGCAGACACACGAATACCTCCACCGCACACGTGGTGCCGCAATTGCTAGCGGGTTTGGGGCACTTGGCTACACCGTTGTCGGAGACGGTAGTGCTGATTCGCACGCCCAGATCTCCATTGCTGACGGTACGTTCTTTGATGAAGACCTACAGGTTGATGTCACCCACAGTTCCTCACCCGCCGCAAATTCCTGGGAGCAAATCCTCAACGGACCAGCTCAGATACCCGTTTTCTACCGGTCAGGTTCTGTATGGAAAAAGGCTACAGCCACGCAGTTCCCATTGCGGGTCGGCACGGCACTTGCTACCTACAACTTGAACACTGCTGGCACGTGGTCGACCCCAGATATTGGCTCCAACAAATTCGGCATTTCATGGGTTGTTGCAACTAACAATCTCGATAGCCCAATACTCGCCCTGCTAGGTCAAGGTGAATACGGTACTCAGGGAGAGGCTGACGCAGTTACATTCGACCAACTTGACCTCACAGATTTTCCTGTATTTGAATTCAGACCTCTGTATAAAATTGTCTATAGAACTAAGACAGACTTTACTAACTCTGTGAAGTCTGCCTTTACCGCAGTTTGGGATTTGCGCACCATAATTCCAGCTGGAGGGGGAGTTCCCACTACACCGGTACTTGATCACGGTTCGCAGGCTGGCCTTGCTGACGACGATCACCTGCAGTACATGCACACCAGCACAGCTAGGACTGTAACGGCTGTTCATACCTTCTCTAACGGTCTTACCAGTAACGGGACGGTTGCTACATCAGTGCTAACTGTTGATGGGATTGAGCTTGACACTACTAGCAGTACTCAGTATCAAGTGCTAATGTACAATGGTACAAAATATATACCAACAACAATTATCCCTACGGGCGGTAATGCTGGGCAAAGTCTAATCAAGCTAACGAATGCTAACTACGACTTCTCCTGGGCAACAATTACCGGTGGTGGCGGAGGCGGAGGCGACTTGTCATTAACTTATTGGATGGGAAATTAATATGTCACAAATACAGAGAATCATAACGGTAAATCCAGCAGCAAACACAGATACTATGATTTACGACTCTGATACGTACCTTTTGGCTTCGGTAATAGCTACTAACAAAGAAACCTACCCGGCAGCCATTAGTGTGTGGGTGCTAGATCCCGCAACCTCGCAGGCTGGGTATCTTTGCAAAGATTTGCCACTATCAGAAAACAACACCTTTGAAACATTTAGGTTTACAGCAAACCCAAATGATCTTATATACGTTAGATCGTCCACTGGTCAAGTTTCATTTATACTCAATGGTATCGACCAACTACAGTAATTTGATTGGAATGACATGCCAGGTTTTGCCGTAACTACTCCAGGTACACAAAAATCACATACAATAAATACAAAAGAAGTGATTTGGGATCCATCCGTAGATGAATTATTCTCTAACGACTTTAATTACTTTTACGGAATCCAGTACAACCCATTAACGGGCAGGCTTACCATACAAGAAATAGACGACGAAGAAACTGTTATCCAAATTCCTGACTACAGGGTTGGGGACTCCACCCTAACAACTGAGGATCCTTATTACGACCAGTCAGAGACTTTGGATAGTGCGCAATCAAATCTCGACAAGTGGCAAATACTTGATCCTGCAAGTCCAACTGTTTACAAAAACTGGATGATAACTTACAGCCAGGCAGATTTCTATTGGTATACTAGTGGCGGCGGAAGCTACAATGGCCACTTCGTTATGGAGGTTTTTTAATGTCACGATCCATTGATCTGGGCCGTCTACGGTTTTACCACCGTGGAACCTATGGTGCTTCTGCTTCCTATGAACTTAACGACGTAGTTTCATACGGTGGATCATCCTACGTTTATGTAAACCCCACTGTTACAACCGGTAACGCGCCTACAAGCACTACTTACTGGGCAAAAATGGCCGAGGGTTTTGATGTCAGGGGTGCGTGGGCAACCTCAACTAACTATTTCCTAAACGACATAGTCACATACGGTAATAGCGTATATATTTGTACAACAATTCATACCTCTGGGTTATTTGACACCGATCGGGTGGCCTCATACTGGGAGCTTCTTGTTGAGGGAACAAACTGGAGAGGTACGTGGGCAACATCGACTGGGTATTTCTCAGGTGATGTAGTTGCATTTGGAAACTACTTGTATGTTGCAGAGGTTAACCACACCTCTGGAACATTCTCGACCGATTTGGGTAACAATAAGTGGTCGCTACAAACCAAGGGTTTTGATTGGGAATCAGCTTGGGCAACTAGTACCTCATACGATCTCAACGATGTTGTTACTTACGGCGCTTACGTGTACGTCTGTGTAGAAGCACACACATCAGGAACATTCGTCACTGATCTAGCTGCCAGCAAGTGGGAGCTACTCACAACTGGTATTCGTTGGCGTGGCACTTATGCGTTGAGCACCTCGTATCTGGAAGGCGACGCCGTATTTTACGGAGGGAACACTTACCTAGCAACTGACACGTTCACCTCAGACGCAACTAGTTTCGATAACGATACCGATTGGACACTTTTAGCTCAAGGGGCTCTTAGCGGTGAAATCGCAGTACAAACTGGTAACGCAGGCAAATATTTAACTACAAACGGTACAACCACTGCATGGACATCAGAGCTGGCTGCTGATGAAGTAACAGCAAACATTTACCTATACGCGGGTTCTTCAGCTGAAGGTTTTAGCGCCAGCGCCGGTCTTACAAACCCAGTAATTGTCGGTCAGGCAGATGCTAACAATTACGCTCAGATCTCGTTTGTGAACCTAAACAGTGGTGCGGATGCGTCTACTGACTTCATTGCCTACGCAAATAACGGCGATGACGACTCCGGCTGGATTGATATGGGCATTACGTCCAGTTCGTTCTCGGATCCGGCGTTTAGTCTTACTGGTGAAAACGATGGCTACATCTTCATGGAGGCCCCGTCCGGAACTACCGGTGACGGTAACTTGGTTATTGCAACTGGAACAAACGGTGTTGAAAACAGTGTTGTAATCGCAGCAGGTGGTCTAACCAGCGGCACAGAACAGCTAAAGGTGACCCCTTCTGGCATTGAGGTAATCGGTGACATTAACTCTCAAGGTGAGCTTAACGTTGCTGGTACAGGAATTCTCACAGTTGGTGATGACGCTCAGACATTCAAAGCTTCCGCAACCCTCACTAACCCCGTTGCCGTATTCTCAGTCGACGAGAACGATTACGCCCAGATCTCATTTGTCAACGTAAACAGCGGTTCTGATGCTTCAGCTGACTTCATTGCGTATGCCGACAATGGTGATGATGCTTCGGGCTGGATCGACATGGGTATTACATCTAGCACGTTCTCGGATCCTGAGTTCAGCAGCACCGGCATCAACGATGGGTACATCTTCATGGAAGCCCCAGTGGGTACTTCCGGTAAAGGCAACCTGGTCATTGCAACCGGCGGAAACGGTTCAGAGAACAAGATCGTTTTTGCAGCGGGTGGCCTGCTCAGCGATAACGAGCAGATGTCGATCACCCCAGATACAAATGTACATATTGAAATTGCAACAGAGTCGACCAGCCCATCAACGGGAGCTCTAACCGTTGTCGGCGGTGTTGGTACTCAAGGAAATATGAACGTCCTTGGAGACGTAACGATCAACGGTTCTTTAACAATTTTTGGTGGTGCGTTCGAGGCTGAAACAGTGGTTTCAACTACTCCAATATTTGTAGTTGGTGAAGAAGCCACAGAAAACACAAGCGATCGAGGATTTCTAGCAGAGTACAAGGCCAGTCTTGGATCAGCGTCGGTTGTTTTTGATATTGGTACATTCGCATCAAGCGCAAGTGTTGGTGTTGTAACTCGTAAGGGTTATGCTTCGGCATTTAAAGCCGTAGAAAACTCTATTGCTACCATCACGTTTGTTGAGTCACACTCAATTCAAGCCGGTGAAACCGTAACAGTCACTGGACTGGGTGCTCCATTTGACGGGACATTTACTGTAGCAACAGTAGGAGTTGACACTATCACCTACTCCGTTACTAGCGGCAACATTACCCAGGTAGCAGACACCGGTGGATTTGTTCAACCAGACGTACCCACCGGTATAGTGAACGGTGATAGCCTAATAATAGCCGGTTCCGGTGTGTCAGGGCTAAACGGTACTAAGAACTTCGTCGCTTCAGCCTCCGGGGCCTCAGTAAGTTTTGACTTCACAGGACCTGTAGCACCGACTAACACTAGTGGTACAGCAACTGTAAACACGCGCACCAAGTACGCAGGACTTATTCGCGATGACTCAGACGGTACGTGGAACCTGGTAGCTAACGTCCCATCTAAGGTTGTGGGCAGCGATTATAGCAAACCTACTGATACTGTTAATCTTTCCGACGGAGATTTGGTATTCCCCAATCTAAAAGTTGGTGGGCTAGTTCTGCCGGGAACGCCAGAAATCACTGGTAACCCTGATTTCACTGGCAATCCAACGTTTAGCGGAAATCCAGCATTCAGCGCAAGCGCTGTTATGAGTGGTACTTTCTCGGGCAACGGTACCTTCACCGGAAATCCCACCTTTAGCGGATCCCCCATATTCAGCGGTAATCCATCGTTTACTGGCACCCCGTCGTTTAGCGGCGGTGTTCGCGTCCAGGAAATGATTGAAGATGTTGTTGATGCGTCAATTTCAGCAAACGTAATAACAGTTTCATACACAAACGGAAACATTGTATATGTAACTAACACACCTGCTGCTGATTTTTCATTCCGTATTACTGACGTTCCAACTGATAATGGTCGCATTACAACTATTAACTTAATAGTTACACAAGGCGCAACAGGGTACAAACCAACAAGCCTTTGGATAAACAACGTTGCGCAAACATTAAGGTGGGCGGCAAACGTAATTCCAACACCAACATCATCGGCTGGTAAAATTGATATATTTACATTTTCACTACTACGAAGGTCAGACGCTTATATAGTTCTTGGTTCTGCAAACTTGAACTTCTAGAAAGGCTGAACATGCCGTTTATTAGTAGTGTCCGGGGGACTTTTGGCCCAACGTCGGAAAACAGAGGCGTTTCCAATGGTGGTCAACTGACTGAAGCTTCACGTCAAAATCCTGGTTTTATTCTTCCATCTGGGGGGGACGTCTCTACTGCTGGTGGTTACCGGATACACACTTTTACAAACACTGGATCTTCATCATTTACTTTGGGGTCTCTTAGTTCTCTATCAATTGAATATTTGGTAGTTGCTGGCGGTGGAAGCGGTGGTTCACGCCATGCAGGTGGTGGCGGCGGTGGTGGTCTATTAACAGGAAGTACATCCACGTCAAACCAAAGCAACACAATAGTCGTTGGAACTGGCGCTGTGGAAACACAGTTTAATTTTACTAATTCAACAGGTTACCTAGGACAGCGTGGGTCATCAAGCTCAGCATTTGGACTTACAGCAATAGGTGGTGGTGGTGGTGGTTCACCTGGTGTTACCAGTAACGTTCAAGGAATAACAGTATCAGCTGGTGGTGGTACTTCTGGCGGTTCTGGCGGTGGTGGTGGAGAAAACTCAGCTGGCGGTAACTATCCAGGTGGAGCTGCAACATCAGGTCAAGGAAGCGCCGGTGGAAACGGTCATACGTCTGGGGCTTGGGCTGGCGCTGGCGGTGGTGGCGGTGCTGGTGGAGTAGGTCAAAACGGTAATGTTAGAGCGCAGCCTAGTGGTGGTAATGGCGGTGCCGGGCTATCGTCGAGCATTTCTGGATCACCCACATTTTATGCTGCTGGCGGTGGAGGCTCTACATATGGTAACTCGCAATCAACTAGTACATCAGTTAAAAATCATGGTACTGGTGGATCTGGTATAGGTGGCAACGGTGGGACTACTCAAGGCTCTAATGGTACTGTTAACACTGGTAGTGGCGGTGGTGGTGGTTCATCTAATGGTGACGCTACGGGTAAAGGCGGAGATGGCGGTTCAGGGATAGTAATAATCAGGTATTTGACATAGGCATAATGTTATGCCGCGTTGGAAATCAACTAATAATATCCTTTCACAAATACATGACGGGGAACTATTTGATGAAAATTGGATGAACTATAATTCAATTTATCAATATATGCCACCTAATCCAGTATGGGGGTCAGAAAGGCCTATAAAATTTGAGGATGTTGATATATGGGAGGTAATATACGAATCCTCAGGTCCCCTCGGAGTTTACGCAGCGTGGTGCCCATACGCGCACTATTTCGTTGTGATGAATGGCTGGTCAATAACCCATGAGTTTTGGGGAATAGAAGGAGAGCTTAAGCTTAACAAACTACTCAAAAGCATGGGAATTTTTTTGCAAAATAATTTATTATGGGTTGATGAGGTTTATACCAAAACTATGGTGACTAAGTAGGAACTATACTTAATAAAGTTAAAAATATACTGGGAGATTAAGACAAATGCCTTTGATGGGAAGTTTACGAGGGAATTACGGACCACAAAGCGTATATCGAGACACGTCAGAGGTACTTACCCTAATTGTTGAATACCTTGTAGTAGCCGGAGGGGGAGGTGGAGGTAGGCGTCACGGAGGTGGTGGGGGTGCCGGGGGTATGCGCACTGGTCAGGTAGAACTAGAAACAAACGAAATTTACCCATTGATTATAGGGGGTGGAGGAGCAGGCATATCCTCGTCAGTAAGTCCTTACCCATTCTCTGGGACTAATGGCCTTAACTCTACATTTAGCACGATAACATCTACCGGTGGTGGTGGTGGTGCTAGTAACATTAACCCAACAGGAGCAGCCCCCTCGGGGGGTAGCGGGGGTGGGGGCGCTTATACCGGGTCAACTGGTGGCAGCGGAACATCAGGGCAGGGTAGCTCCGGAGGAAATGGTAACGGAAGTGGGGGACCGGCAACATACGCTGGGGGAGGCGGTGGAGGTGCGGGTGGTGTAGGTGGTAATGCAGTTAATAGTACAAACTCCTCTGGTGGAAATGGCGGTGTTGGGCTGTCTAACTCCATAACTGGAACGTCATTACCTTACGCTGGAGGGGGAGGGGGAGGTAATTATTCCGGCTCCACCGGCGTAGCTGGTATAGGGGGAAGTGGCGTTGGGGGTAATGGCAGCAAAGGGTCTGTGACGGCAGGTAATGGGGCGGCAAATAGGGGTGGAGGAGGTGGTGGAAGTGGGTTCAGTGACTCCGGTGACGGGACAAGTGGTAATGGTGGTTCTGGCGTTGTGGTCATCAAATACCCCGCCACTAGAACAGCTACCTTTAGCGCTGGCGTAACACAATCTACGGCAATTAGCGGTGGGTTTAAAATTAGTACTGTTACTGCAACTTCAACAACAAGTGAAACGGTGACCTTCTCGTGAGCCATTTTGCCAAACTTGATGAAAAAAACATCGTTATTTTCGTGACGGTCGGTAGTCAGGAAGATGACGGTAAAGAGGCCGAGTTGTGTGCTCGTACTGGCGACCGTTATGTGCAGACCTCCTACAATACCCGGGGTGGGGTACATTACGATTCAACGACCGGTCAGCCGTCAGTGGATCAATCGAAGGCGCTACGGAAGAACTACGCCGGGGTTGGCTACGCCTACGATGAAATTAGGGACGCCTTCATACCACCGAAGCCATACCCATCGTGGGTGTTAAATGAGTACACTTGTTTGTGGGACCCGCCTTTTCCGTACCCAACCGACGATGGTGTCTATTCGTGGGATGAGGATACTGTAAAATGGGTAGAAACTATTAAGTCACTACTTACGTAGAGCATGTAGTACTATTGAATTAACCTAAGGAGGATTTATGGGACGTAAATACACTGGTTGGGATAAGAACGCACCAGGTAAGCGCGCCGGTACCGAGACGTTTGTAAAGCTCACATGCCAGCACTTCAACAATGGAGTGTGGAATAACGGCACCTGGAATATCCGCCCAGCGCGAGGTAACGGCAAGCCATCGGTACACGGTACTGGTCGCGCTGCCGACCTATCATGGCGTGCGGCTAATGGTAAGGGCTTTGGAGATTACAACAAGGCCTTGGCCGTGGTTGACTTTTGGATCGCCAATGCTGAGATACTCCTCATTGAGGAGATCCACGATTACTTCCTAAAGCCACATGGTCGTGGTTGGCGTTGTGATCGGGCCGCTTGGAAGGTCTACGACAAGCCCACTATTGGCACCCCTGGCGGCGACTGGTGGCACGTTGAAATCGCCCCAGATCACGCTGACAACCCCCAGTACTACATCGACGCCTTCGCTAAGATCACCGGTGGTAAGCCTGCTGCTGTACAGCCAGCTGCATACAAGACTGCCCCAGCCTCGAACACCACTTCGCTGTTCCAGTACCCCGGTACACCCCAGAAGCTTGGCTCGGAGGGACCTGCTACACAGCTCGTTCAGGCCATCGTCAAGGCCCCAGAGACGGGCAAGTTTGACGCAGCCACAGATAAGGCGGTCAAAGCTTGGCAATCCAAGAACGGCCTCAAGGCAGATGGTATCGTAGGACCTGCTACCTGGAAGAAGATGTTTGGCTGATTGGAGTAATCAATGGCCGTAAGAATTCAATTCCGCCGAGGAACCTCGACGGAGTGGTCCTCAGCTAACCCCGTTCTCGCAGAGGGCGAACTGGGGTTTGAAAGCGACACAAAGGTCATAAAGTTTGGTGACGGCATTACTGCCTGGGACAGCCTCCCAGTAGCGGCAGCTGGTGATATAACGGCTGTTATCGCAGGTACCGGTCTTACCGGAGGCGCAACCTCTGGACAGGCAACTCTTGGTATCGACACTTCATTCGTAGTTACCGCAGATTCCATTGACGCACCTGGTGACTTGATCGTCGGCGCAGGCCCAGATACCTACGCACGCCTTCCCGTAGGAGCTAACGGTTCTGTTCTTGTTGCGGACTCCACTCAATCAGTAGGTGTACGTTGGGCTGCGGCGTCTTCAAGCAGCGGTGCCGTTGTTCCAACTGGGACAATTCTTCCTTTTGCCGGAACCGCCCTTAGCGGCGTAGAGCTTCCTGGCGGGTTCTTTTTGTGTGACGGACAAGCAATTTCAAGATCGACATACTCAGCGCTGTTTACAGCCATAGGAACTTCTTACACTACAACTACTAACCCCGCGCAGTTTAACGTTCCAGATCTTCGTGGTCGTGTTCCAGCGGGATTTGAATCCGGTAACGCTAACTTTGGTGTTTTAGGAGGAAAAGTTGGTAGGGCTGATACCTCCTTGATTGGGGGAGCACCCGCACCAAACACAAACCAAGTTCAGCTACCAGGACACGCTCATAGCATAACCTTTACTGGACAGGGTGCCCACCCCCATGACCAGGTGACTACTGGAGACCAAAGTCAAACCCATAGTCACTCCGTTTCTCTTTCCGGAGGAAAGCACAAACACACCGTAAACTTCTTTGACATCGGTGGAACGGGGAGTGGATTTGGTACTGGGCCTATCGGTTTAAATGGCACCGGATCTTTAGCGGGCCAAACCCAAGACCTGGACAACCACAGCCACAGTGGGTCTTCTGGAAATGCAAGTCAGGGGCATACCCACACGCTAAGTATCCCCAGTTCTGGTGGCCACTCACACGAAGCTAATATCACTAACTCTCTACCCGCAGCTTCTACAATCCCCCACGTTCAGCCCTCGTTGGTGGTCAACTATATTATTAAGACCTGATTATGGCTGTAGAAGACATCCCTCCCCGAAGGGTTAGGGGCCTAGGTACTCGCCTAGGCGAGATTATTGAAAACACACCGTACTACCGCCCATCAGCCGCTGAGGCACTATACGGCCCAGAACCAGAACCCGTAGTTGAAGAGGGCACAGAGAGCTTTGAAACAACAGAAGGGACAGCTACTGAACCCCTTCCCCCACCGACCGAGGTAGTGGCTGTTGACCCATCAGGGGGTGGCCCGCGGCCAGATAAAAAACCGGCAAACTACGGGTATGGCCCGGATCTTTCAACCAGAGTTGAGTTGTTTCAATGGGTACCTACTGGTAAGCGCGGTGAAGCAGTAATAGGAGATTTGATAGTGGTTTTTAGACGTCGTAAATCTAATCCTTCGGTGTACTACACGTATGAAAGACGCTTACGCGATGATTTTGATCGACTAAAAACAGGCACTTCATTGGGTAGGATTATCGGACAAGGACCGAGCCATCCATCAGGAGCTTCGGGGATTACTGCTTCTGGGGACTATTTTCGTGGTACGAAAGATGAGTCGGTGTATAGGTCTCTACACCCCACTTTTACCGGAGAACTATTAGTAGAGGATTAACATGAATAATTTATACGTATTTTACAAGTTGTATTGGATAACAAAAAATACTGGTAAAAAGGGGGAACCACTCATCGCAAGGGGGTTTATGCGTCAGACATCCGCGCCCTGGCTGACTGGTAACGGTATCCAAGTACGTTTTGGTAAGTACTCATTCCAGGTTGGCATATGCGGAAAACCTCAAAAGTTAAACGACCAAGACGGTCTTCTTTACGCCATCCAGGGCCGACTGTTAGACTCTGACCCAGATGAGATAGGCGACTGGCGATGAAACTGTTTAAAAACAAGCCAAAGGAACTCAAGGGGTCAATCATTCCTCGGGTGGCCAAGCTATCCGAACACGACCTGATTATGTGGATGGACTCACTAATCATGCAACTTGGGTCGTCTTACGACGTATGGCGAGACCACGACGAACTACCAGAAGAGGTGGATAAATGTCTTGGTGCCATTGATGAGGTGTGGTCAGAACTAAAGGTACGACGTGATGGACGACCTAGTTCTTGAGGACCAGCTGGAGCCTGAGCATCCAGAAACTGAGCTTGACGAAACATCCGCTGAGTTCGTAGACCACCTTGTACTTAAACTGATTCTTTTTACTGAAGAGTTTTGTGATGTAAAACTCTTCCCCTATCAGATACCCATTGCCTACCGCATTATCGAATCTATAGTTCTTGGCGATGGTGAAGAAATGACCCTGGTGGCAACGCGTCAGTCGGGAAAGTCAGAGGTACTTTCCAACGTCATGGCAGCCATGATGGTCATCCTGCCCAAGCTGGCCAAGGTCTACCCAACCTGGCTGGGTAAGTTTGAAAAAGGATTCTGGTGCGGGGTGTTTGCTCCCGTTGAGGATCAGGCTGACACAGTGTTCAGCCGTATAGTCAACAAGCTCACCAGCGATCATGCTATGGACTTTCTTCTTGATCCAGAGATCGATGACAAGCCCGCTGCTGGCGGGTCACGTGGCAAGGGTCGCCTCATCAGCCTTAAACATTCAGGATCTCTGTGCCGTATGCAGACCTGTAACCCAAAAGCCAAGATCGAATCTAAGACGTATCATTTTGTGCTCATTGATGAGGCCCAGGAGGCCGATGAGTTTATGATTACTAAGTCAATCAAGCCCATGTTGGCGTTCAATAACGGTTCGATAACTCTCACGGGTACAGCTACCCGTAACAAGTCTTATTTCTATAAGATGATCCAATACAACAAGCGGCGGGATATCAACGCAAAGCGCAACCACCGTCAAGCTCATTTTGAGTATGACTGGCGCACGGCTTCCAAGTACAACCCAAACTACGCGAAGTTCATCGCCAAGGAGAAGGTCCGCATAGGAGAAGACTCTGATGAATTCCAAATGTCCTACTGCAACAAGTGGATTCTGGAGAAGGGAATGTTCGTCACCGACGAGAAGTTGGGGCAGCTGTACGACCCCTCAATGCCCCTGGTGCGGCAGTGGTGGAGAACACCGATTGTGGCGGGAATCGACGTTGCTAGAACCAACGACTCAACCGTAGTTACTGCGGTATGGGTGGACTGGGATCATCCAGATGGGTTTGGTTTCTATGAGCACCGCATACTTAACTGGTTAGAAATCAACAACACCGAGTGGGAGCAACAGTACTTTGAAATTGTTGATTTCCTACGTAACTACGATGTGTACAGAATTGGTGTAGACGCTCAAGGTGTTGGAGGAGCTGTAGCGGAACGCCTGCAGATCCTCATGCCTAACATAGAAGTCACCGCGGTTTCGTCCGACGCAAAAGCTCAGAACGAACGTTGGGTGCATCTTACCGAGCTGATCCAAAGAAACCAGATCGTAGTTCCTGGCCACTCAAAGGCGCGCCGTACCAAAGTATGGAAAAAGTTCAACCAGCAGATGTCCGACCTCGAGAAAGTGTACAGAGGTCCTTATCTGTTGGCTGCCGCCCCAGATGAGAAGGGGGCCTTCGACGATTACCCAGACTCCCTGGCCATCGCCTGCTCACTGTCAGTAGCTGATACAATGCCAGTTATAACGGTTAGCGAGTCGCCATTCTTTGGACGGTGACATAAAAAGATGCTATCCTTTACATATAAACACGTATTCCTTTAGGAGGGTACATGACAGTAGCTCCAAACCCAATGTTCCCTGAGAAGGGAATGCCCGTCTTTGAGCGGACAATGGCTCCAAGCATCCCGGGCAACCGGGGACCACAGCGCTTCCAGGAAGGTATCGAGAGTGACACCGACGTTCCCATGGACTTCGGTCGTGGAGCTTACGCCGATACTGCCCCATCACCAATGCGCATGAACCACAACAACCCAGAGATGTTCTACAAGTATCCAGAGGAGACCATGCGCGAGCGCGCCCACGTTGGTTCTGCCTCCTGGATCGAGGCTCCTGCCATGCTCTCAGACTTCGTTCAGGGCTCAATGTCAGGCGACGCAATGCCTCAGTTTGAATATGTCTACGGTAGTGGTGGGCACATGAACCGCCCGAATATCGCGCGAGTTACCGACTGACAAACACCAACTACCGCTACTAGAAGGGGGGCGTAAGCCCCCCTTCGCACATCCACTCCCCTATTTGCTTCGGCATGTAGGTTCAGGCCCCCCGAAAGGGGGGCCTTTGTGCTGTTCATACTTGACAACCTCTGCTACAGTTTTCTTCCGGCCTTAAGGAGGAAACAATGACTGCAGGAGAACTTCAGTTGATTCGCGAGTACCTATCACGAGTGCATGTTCGTGGATTTGAAGACGAAGAAACCCTGGTCAGGCTTATAAAGAAGATCGACGCGCAGATAATGCGCACAAACAAAAGCAAGAACGGCTATACTTCTAAAAGCGGCAAAGCTGCTTAAACAGATTAACCGTAGGAGCACAATATGGAGCAGGACTCATCACTTTTTGATGACCTGACATCCCCGGTACCCGCAGACGGAAAGACAGACTGTGGGCTAACGAAGATCCGCCAGCAGATGAACACTGATGAGGCTCAGGCTCTCGACCGTGCTGTTGACATGATTCGTGAAGACGCCGGTTCGGGAAGGTCAAAAGTGTATTCGTCGCAGTGGCTTACGGGGGTTCTCCGTAAGCATGGATACGACATCAGCTCAAGTACTGTTGCAAGACACGTAGCAAAGAGGTGCCGGTGTGAGTGACTTGTCAAAGGATCTTGGAAACTCTAAATACGCACTGGGCAAGATAGCTGAGCTTCTCAAGCGCAACGATATCGAGCTGGATGAAATAGGCGCAGTTAAGCGTGTATCGCTGTACCAGTCACTTACTAAAAACGAAGATGGAGAAGCCGAGATCCACGATCTTCTCGGTATCCAATTCAGCCCGGCATTTGAGGCAGGTCCACAGTGGCCGGTAGTGCAGCAGGGACCAGCCGTTAAATTGCCACCAGTAAAGGCTAAGCCAAAGCCCCCCACTGACTACCGCACTTGCGTTGTTTTGCCAGACATGCAGATCGGGTACTTCCGCAACAAAGAAGGCCAGCTGGAGCCGACCCATGACGAGGGGGCGATTGATATCGCCTTCTCAATCATTAAGGACGTTAAGCCAGATCTGATTGTAATGGTCGGAGACAATCTGGATCTACCTGAGTTTGGTAAGTACCGACTCAGCAGTGCATATGCCCTGACGACCCAGGCGTCCATTGACCGCGCCACAACACTGTGTGCTCAAATCCGGTCGCTTGCTCCACATGCCAGGGTCGTCTGGCTCTCTGGTAACCACGAAGAGAGGCTGGTGAACTATGTTATCGACAATGCGAAGTCTGCGTTTGCTCTCCGTAAGGGCAATACGCCAGATAGCTGGCCCGTACTCAGCGTTCCTTACCTTTGTCGTTTTGACGAGTTTGGCATTGAGTTTGTACCAGGCTACCCGGCTGGCCAGTTCTGGATCAACCAGCGGCTCCGGGTCATCCACGGCACAAAAGTACGGAGTAACGGATCCACGGCGCACGCGTACCTTAGTACAGAGAAAACCAGCGTCCTATACGGCCATATTCACCGACGCGAGTGGGCTGAGCGGTCACGCTCGGACTGGGACGGTCCCAAGACTGTCATGGCCGCATCCCCTGGTACGCTAGCTCGCTGCGACGGCACCGTGCCCAGTACTAAAGGCGGACTTGATTTGGATGGCCGCCCAATGACCGTAGTAGAGGACTGGCAGCAGGGCCTCGGCGTTGTGACCTTTGAGGAGGGCGATGGGCAGTTCTGGTACGAGCAGGTCCCGTTCCACGGGGGGGAGGCCTTCTTCCGTGGGAAACTATACAGTACTAAGTAAATCAGATCCAGGGTATCATTCTCCTATGCACCAGGAGCCCCTAGCACGAGCCGCAATAGTCGAGTGGGTAGACGCATTCGATGGCGACGACACGTGGGTGTTTGGTGACGATTACAAACCAGATCCCGCAATACCAGTGACAATTGGTTGGGTTTGGCCCTCTGAGTTTGAAGGTTACATAACCCTCACATCTACGTACTGCGTGTTTAGGGATAAGGCGAACATCTATAGCAACGTGATTCACATCCCCTCAGGTATGGTTAAAAAGATAACCTACCTCGATAATCCTGCTATTATTGACAAGAAGAAACGGCGAAGCAGGTAAACATTCATGCCGATTGATTTCTGGTCACCAAGCTATAGAGCCTCGTCCAGCGACCTAACGGTCGCTATTTCACCGTTGGGCCTAGTAGAGCTTGCGGACGAAGAGTTTGAAGTACATGGCCCTCGCCTTAACCGGTACTCCACCTGCTGGGCGTGGTACCTCGGACACCACTGGTCTTACCGCCGTGAAATGGGTGAGCAGAACATCACGATGAACTACGTCCGGACAATGTCGGACTACATCACAAACTTCTGCTTTGGTAAGGGCGTGCAGTGGCAGGTTCCTGCACAGAACCAAGCGGTAATCCCGCATCTGCTACACAAGGTATGGGAACAGGACAACTCTAAGCACTATGTGCTGTGGGAAATGGGGCAGCTTGCTAGCGTAACGGGAGACTGTTTCGTAAAGGTTGCTTACGAAGAGCCCTACGTAGACGCCCTCGGCGTGCCACAGGCTGGACGTATTCGAGTGATCCCCCTTAACCCTTCACACTGTTTCCCTGAGTACCACCCTCACGACCGCAACCGGCTGCTGCGGTTTAAGTTGAAGTACCGCTTTTGGGGTACATCTCCTGAAGGAACTCGTCAGGTCTACACCTTTACTGAAATCCTCACTGATGACCTGATTGAGCAGTACATCAACGATGAGCTCATCGACCAGTACCCGAACCCAGTGGGGACGATCCCGGTAGTTCACATTCCTAACATGACGATTTCCTCCTCCCCATGGGGGCAGTCAGATATCTGGGACATCATCCCACTGAACCGTGAACTTAATGAGAAGATGACCGAAGTATCGGACATCATCAACTACCACGCTGCTCCGGTAACTATCATTACCGGCGCTAAGGCTAGCCAGCTTGAGCGTGGCCCCAAGAAGGTGTGGGCGGGCCTGCCTAAGGATGCCAGCGTGTTTAACCTGGAATCACGTGGTGAAATGGCCGGGGCACTTGAGTACATCAGTTTCCTAAAGCGCGCAATGCACGAGATCACAGGAGTTCCCGAAACAGCTCTAGGCCAGTTCCAGCCAGTGTCCAATACCTCTGGTGTCGCCCTAGCAATCCAGTATCAGCCAATGATGAATCGTTTCCATATGAAGCGGATCCATTTCACCAAGGGCCTTGAGCGGGTTAACGAGCTGATCATTCGTACTGCTGCGGTGTTCGAGCCGGAGTGGCTGACCTATAACCCAACACTGGGTGAGCCACCGGAGATGGACGCGCTGCCGCAACTAGACCCGGCTGACCCATTGACTTACAAGGTTCAGGTTCACTGGCCAGAACCGCTCCCAGTCGACGTACTCATCAAGCTTAATGAGGTACAGGCCAAGATGGCCCTCGGACTTGAGTCTAAGGAAGGCGCTCTACGGGCTCTTGGTGAAGAGTTCCCGCGAGAGAAGCTTGGTGAAATATTTGAAGAGCTACGGGATGACGCTATTGATCAGGGTGCCTTGGACATGCTTAGGGCCCAAATCAATCAAGCTGTTATGTTAGCTACAGGTTTGTTACCAGGACCAGACGGGGGTTCCAGCGTGGTACCCGCCGGAGGTGCTAATGTAACAAATGCAGGAGGTCCTCAGGCCGGTAACGGCCCGCTCCCTGGAACCCAAGCAGTTGGGTCCCCAGCTGAGGGAATGATTAACAATATTGTTGCAAAGGCTTACGGAGCTAGGTTCGCCCAGCGACGTGTACCTGACGAAGAATAAAACCGACGCATTAACCCAGACAATATAAGCCCAACCAACAGAGGTATAGATATGGCTAAGCAAACCATCGAAGATGGTATTCAGATTCCCGTAGATCCGGCCCCCCAGGCCGAGGTGAAGCAGGAGAACACCAAGCTTTTCTCAGAGGACGAGGTCCACAAGATCCGTCAGCAGGAAAAGGATAAAATGTACAAGCGTCTTGAGGACGCAGATGGCCGAGTCAAGGCCATGGAAGAGCAGTTGAACATCCTAAGCCAGGAGCGCGAGAAGGCCATCAAGGAAGCCGAGGAGCGCGCCCGTAAGGAAGCAGAGCTTCTCCGCCAGCGTGAGATGGAAGAGCTCTCCGCTAAGGAACTTCTTACTAAGAAGGAAGATGAGTTCAACCAGCGTATTAACCAGGTCGAAGAGGAGTGGGGACGTAAGTTCTCGGAGCTTGAGCAGCAGCGCCAGGCCCAGGACGCTCTCCTCGAAAAAGAGCGGTATTTGCAGCAGCTAGAGAGCTACCGGCAGCGGCGGCTTCACGATGAGCAGGAATCTATTATTCCTGAGCTTCGTGATCTAATTACTGGGAATACTGAGGATGAGATCGAAAATAGCATTTCTGTACTTCGTGAGCGTAGTAATGCTATAATCGAATCAATCCAGAGGGCGAGCCAGCCAGCTCGTCCTAAGGGGGCTCCAATTACGGCTCCCCCAACTGGGCCACTGGAAAACCAACAGGAATACCAAACGTTGACCGCGGAGGATATCCGCAATATGCCGATGGATCAATACGTAAAGATGCGTGACAGGCTACTAAGTTCCCGGACTCAACGAGGCCGGTTCTAACAACCCAACCAATAAACCTATCCATCGGAGGATAACACCATGGCAT